ACACTGCATCTGCAAATATGACATGGGATACTTCAGCAGACGACTTGATTCTTAATGGCAGCGCAGGTCTTATTGTTCCTGATGGACAACTAACATTAGGGTCTACTGCCGTATCTTCTACTGCATCAGAAATAAACCTTTTAGATGCTCTTAGTCGTGGTTCTATTCTTTATGGAAACGCTAGTGGTGCTACAGCCATTTTAACAAAAGGTGGGGCTAATACGGTCCTTACATCTGACGGTACAGATATTAGCTGGGCTACTCCATCTAGCGGTATAGATGCTACAAACGGCGCATCTACGCGCATTGCTACATTTACCGATTCAGATACAATTAACGGATCAGCCAATCTTGTTTATTCAGAAAACTCAAGTGATGTTGGCTTAGGGATTGGCGGTGGTGATCCGCACACATACAGCACGTCAGATGCAATTGTGTTGATCGGATCAACGGCACACAATAACACTGAACTCGCATTAGCATCAGCAAGCAGTGGCGGCTCTGTCAATCAGATTACGTTTTCAGACTCTGCTGATACAAGCTATCAATCCCGAATCTATTACAACCACGCCACGGGCGATATGGGTATTGAGGTTGAAGATGATCTGTTGGTAACTGCTGATCGTGTGGACTTTACGGACACCAACAGCAATCACGTAACCGTAAATGGCAATCCTGCAAGTGGTCAAAAAGGCATTGTACTTAGCTATGACAACACGAATAACAACGGTCAGATTAATGCTCTCCACACAGGCACTGAATACAGGCCGATAGATATAGGCGCAAACGCTAATGTATTTTTAGTGTCAAGTTCTGGTAATGTTGGCATTGGCACAACAAGCCCGAGCAAGCGACTTGAGCTTACTGATAGTTCAGCAGGTAGCAGTTTTGATTTTTTTAACACAAGTTCTACTCAGGGTGACACTGTTTTTAGACTTAATGCTTCAAGGTCTGCTAACTCTGCATATAATTTTTTTAAAATGTATTCTGGGTCTGGATTTGGAGACACTGAGTTTGCTTTTCGTGGGGATGGAAATGCGTACGCAGATGGTTCTTTTTCAGGCTCTGGTGCTGACTATCAGGAGTTTTTTGAATCAACAGATGGAACAGCGTTAGAAATTGGCATTTCGGTAGTTATGGATGGTGAAAAAGTACGTGCTTACAACGCATCGTCCGATAGCACTGATAATATTGTTGGCGTAGTCAGGCCAAAATCTGAAAACAAAAACAGCGCAGTGATTGGCAATACAGCGTGGAATCATTGGACCGACAAATATTTGACCAATGATTATGGCGTGTATCTGCGAGAAGACGTTACAGTGTGGGAGTGGGATGAAGTGCGTTATGTCGATGGAGATGATGTCCCAGAAGACAAACAGATCAACGATATTAAAGTTGAAGCTGGCTCATGCTACGAGCGCGACGAGCTTGCCAAAGACGCTTCGTGGACACCGCCAACGGGTGCGACGAGTTCAAAACAAAGCGTCCGCAAATTAAATCCAGATTACGATGCATCGCGCACATACACGCCACGCGAAGAACGTACAGAGTGGAATCTGATTGGATTATTGGGACAAGTGCAAATTAAAGCTAATGAACCAGTGCGACCAACATGGATTAAAATGAAGCAAATCAGCGAAAGCGTTGATTTGTATTTAGTGAGATAGCAAATGTTGGGCAAACCACCACGTGATCCTAAAACTGTGGGTAGTTTTTCAGAGTTGCGTATGTACTACACACAACTTTGGAAGGAGCTTGACCAAGCAAAACGAATGCAAACTGCCTCTGATAGCGTAGCACGTGCGCGTAGCAAAGAAGTTCGATCAGCAAAAGCTGAAGCAAAAAAAGCTCATGCGGAAGTTGTTACACTTACCAAGAAAGAACATGCTAAGTCTCAGGAAAAATCAAGTGCTGCTTATGCTAGTACAGCAGCTACTATCCTCATTATTTTTTATCAAGTAATGGAAGTCGCTGGAGGATGGGGCAAGTGGGAGCCTGTATTTCAGCATGAGGCTACGATAGGCGTAATGCAAGTAATAATTGGTGGCATAATAGCGTTTGCTATGCGTCCATTGCGTTAGATAAAACATGAACGAGCAAGTGGCAGAGCAAGCGTTACGGCAGTTTGGAGCAGAAAGTGGCCTAACAACACTGCTTAATGAGTATGCATGGTTAGCAATTATTGGTTTTGCATTGTTGTTTTTAAAAGAAAGTATTCAAAATTTAATTGCTGGTTTAGCGTTGTCGATAGGCACAGACTATGATGAGTCAGATGTTGTTTGGTTGCAAACCAACGGCACACGAAGACCTGCTCGTATCACTAATTTAGGTTTGTTGTCAACAACATTTTATCTTTACGACTTAGAAGTCGATGACAATGGTAATAAAAAAATTACGGGTGGCACATTAATGAAGTTGCCCAATGCTCAATTGCCAAGCTTGCGGATTGAGCGACCATTAGACAAATTGCCTCTTAACGAGAACGATTAAGATACGAGGATAAAATGATTGGCAAAATCAAAAAAAACATCCAAGTTGGATTTGGTGCAAAAGAGACTGCAAAGACTGCAAAAGGCGCAGCAGTGGGTGGAGTGGGTGCTTGTGCTTATTCTATACTTAGCAACCTTGGGTATATGCCTGAGTCTTTACAAACTCCTGACGTTATACCGTACGTAGTGGCAGGATTGACTACAGTTATAAACATGGTAAAACAGTTTTTTCAAAAAAATGTAGCATGATTTAACTTAAAACCCTCAAGGAGAAGCATTATGGGTGAAGCAATTTTAGTAGATTTTAACAAAAAATTATTGAACTTTAATGGGGAAGTTATAGTCACTAAAGTTCATAAGCCAAATATTCAAAAAATAATTGACGAAGCTAAAGACCCAAAAAAACTTACGGAAGAAGAGCTAGTTGATACAGTAGATTTAACTGCAGGACATGCAGTGTTGTTTTCTTTAACTACCAGCAAGGATACAGAAGAAACAACAGAAGAAGATAAGTGGTTAAAGTTTTCATTAGCAGAACAAATAAGAACAGAAGAAGGGGATTCATATAATACAGTAAAAATTGGAGAAAAAAAGAAAGCTCTAATTTTATCTTGTGTTTCAGAGCAATGGAATACTTTAGTGTACGGACGAATGAGACTGCTTTTAGGCGATTCAATTTCTGACGAAGAGTAACAATTAACAACAGGCATTAATACTATGACAATGGCAACAAGTTCAGTTCCGCGTAATCGCGCAGGAAAGAAAAAGCGTGAAATAGAAGAAAAACTTAAAAAAGGAACTAGCCCAGATGCTATTTCAAGTGATTGGCAAGAGTTAGAAATTTTATATAGTCGCGCAGGGCTATCAGATTTATATGACAAAGAGGGTATAATAGAAAGAGCTTATGTTCCAAAGCCTTTTATTTCTCCTGAAGATCAAGCTTTTGAAGATGCTGTTCCCGGTGCTGTAGCTTCTAGCACTACAACGGCAGATACTTTTAATGATATAGAAGAAGAAGAAGAAGAAGAAATAAATGTTACAGAAGACGTAGTTGCAGATGATTTTGAGGATGAAGTAGCAGTAGTAGAAGATGGTGAAATAGTAGAAGAAGATTTTGAAGAAGATTTTGAAGAAGGGGTAGAGTCTGATCCTAGCGAAGCAGAAGCACTTCGTCAAAATAGATACAATGAAATAGTAGCCTTGCTTGAAGAAGACCCTAATAGAAGGGACATTAACGTAGATAGTCTTTTTTCTGAAGATCCAGAATTAGGAAGATTAGTTAGTAATTACCTTAGTTCTGATGCTTATTTTGAAGCGCAGCGACAGGTAGATTTACCTGCAGAAAGCGGTGGCGATAGCGCAGATGATGATGATGCTGAAGTGTCTGCGCCGACTGATTACACATGGAATTACCTATCTGTTGCAGGGGATTTAGTCAAAAACAATTATAAAAATGTTAAAGCTGCTGTTTCTGAAGGACAAGATATAACTGGAAGGGCTGCAGATATTTTATTGCAGTCTGGGGCAAGTATAGAAGATGCTAGGGCAAATGCTGCTGACTTGGCGTCTTTTTTGGTTGGTAGAGCGCAACGTGAATTAGATGAAGAAGCAGAAGCGCAAAGGCCAGATCCAGTTGAAGAACCAGAACCAGAACCAGAGCCAGAGCCAGATGTTTCAGAAGCAGTGGTGCCAGAAGAGACAGCAGTGCCAGAAGAACCTGTAGTTACAGAAGAGCCAGTAGTAGCAGAAGAACCAGTAGTAGACCAAAACACCGTAGTAGACGTTGCTGGAAATGAAGTAATTCCTGCAAACGATGCTGTAGAAGATATGGACAATGCCGTAAACGAAATTTTACGGTTAATAGAAGATGTAGATTTTTCTGATGTTTCTCAAGTAGACGATGTTAGAGGTACTATAGTTGGTGTTTTTGAAGATTATGGAGCAGACCTCAATGACATTCTTAGCATAGAGTCTGCTTCAAATATTATTGACACTTACATAGATGACATTTTATCTCAATCTTTAGCACAATCTACTAGAGTTTTTGAAGATACTGATGCAGATTTAACTTTTGGTCGAGAAGCAGAAGCTGGAATAGAAATTTCAATGGAAAATATTATTAATAGTATTGCCATTGACGAACAAGAAATTCTTGAAAAAACTACTACGCTCATTAACAATAAATACGATGATGCCTTAGAGCGATTAGGGCGATTAGGTTTGCTTGAAGGTGGAGGAATAACTGCGTCTGGTGTTACTATTCGTCAAGCAGAAGAAATAGAAACTGCACGTGCTAATGAATTAATACAAGCAGAGCTTGACGTAGGACAACAGTATCGCGCTGAGTTGCGTGAAACTTTGCAATTGTTTGAAAACATTAAACGCAGTCGTGCAGAAGAAGCTATAGACGAACAAAGAGTTCGTATTGACACTACGCAGCAGTTGTTAAATTTTGTTGTTTCTCTTGAAGAAATTCGTTTAGGGACTCGCGCTGCTGATGTAGCAGAAGGGCGACTTGGCTTAGAGGCAAGGTCTTTAGACTTAGAAGACTATCGAACTAAAGCTGACGAAAGATTGCGAGAAGCTGAACTTGTTGGAAATCTAGATGGCGAAGAAACATTGGCTATGCGTGAGGTTTTATCGCGCATTGAACTTGACAAGAAACGCCTTGATTTAGAAGCAAAAATTTCTGACAGAGAACTAACAATACAAGAAAAAGCCCAAGCTTTAAATGAATTACTTGGCGTTAAGCAATTAAATCTTGAAGCCAAAAGATTTAACTTAGAAGAAGCATTAGGATTAGGTGGATTAGATCTTAATGAACGCCGTGTAGCATTAGATGAAATTATGGGCCGCGCAGGTATAGGCGTAGACGAAAGGCGACTTGCCCTTGACACATTGTTAGGCGAAGGCGAATTAGCTGTTCGCAGGGATCTTGCCGCTGCTGAGATAGAACAAGTTTCTGTTAGCAACTATTTGGCAAAAAACGCTGATAGACGCGCAGACTTAGAGTTACAATTACAAGAAGGTGAAATAAATAGTCGCATAGCTTTAGAAACTAGACGATTAGACTTAGAACAATTTATAGCATCAAATGATATTGAGTTGCGAAATGTTGGATTAGACATAGAAAGAAGTCGTGTTGATCAACAAGGTAGGTCGTTAAATCTTGAAAGCAGAAGAATTGACTTAGTAGAAGCAGAATTAGCGCAAAGAGCAGATGAGTCAGCAGAAGAGTTTTCTATACGACGCGATGAAATGGCGCAGCGGCTAGCCCAGAGCGATGAAGAATTTGAGCTAAGAAGAAGTGAGCTTGAGCAAAGAGCAGATGAAACAGACGAAGAATTTGCTTTTAGACGAGAAGAATTAGAACAAGAAGCGTTTTTGCGAGAACAACAGTTAGAGCTTCAACGCGAATTAGAAACAGCGCGTCTTGATTATGAGTCAACATTAGGTTTTGCAAGATTAGAACAAGAAGGCGAAAGAATTAGTCTTGAAGAGCGTAAGCTTCTTTTAGATGAAATGGTTGAAGTAGGACGCTTAGATCTTGCTACTCAACAATTAGCTTTTGAAGAAATTCAATTTAATCAACAATATAGTTTAGAAGAAAAAAGATATTATTCTGACAAGTTGCTAGCAGAACGGGGTCTTGATCAAAGAGACAGAGAGTTAGCAACGGCAGAACTAGTTGCTAATGCTCGTATTACTCAAGACGAATTAGAACTTGAATATAGTAAATTGTCTGACGAAAAAAGACTGGCATTAGAAGAACGTGGTTTAGTTATAAGAGAAGATATGTCGGCTGCTGAAATTCAAAGAATGAATCGTGAAATGAATCTCAGCGAAGAGCGTTTGGCTCTTGAAAAGACTTCAATGGATAATGTTCAAGCAGCGCAAGCGTTTGAACAACAAATGGCACTGGCAGATAGGTTAGGTTATTACATTGATGCTAGCGGAGAAGTTATTCCTACTCTTGCGGCATCTAATGCAGCCCAAGAAATAGAGCTAAGAGAGAGAGGTTTAAACATAGAAGCAGATCGCCTCGCTGCTTCTACGGAACAATTTACTCTTTCATTTAACCAAGCCACAAAAGAATGGGCTGCAGCAAACGACCTTAACTTGCGTGAAACTGAAGCTCTCATTGCTAGAACAAACGCTGATATAGCAGATCAAGAAGCAAGGTTAAAAGCAAATATTGAGCAAATGGACAATGAAAATGCTATTAGTTGGGAGAATCTACGACTGCGAGGGGTAGAAATAGAAGCTGGTAGAGAAGCCACTGAAGAAGAAATGGCATTTAGGCGAGAACAACTTGCCATACAAATAGAACAACAAAACTTGGATAGAGCAAATGATATGTTCAAGTTTTCAGAGCAAATGGATTTGTCCTTGCAAGAATTTGAAACGCTTAATGATCGTTGGGAGACAGAATGGGCTTTTTCTACACAACAAGCTGCCCAAGAGTTTGGTTTAAGAGAAGATGAATTTGCTATTTTAAAATATCAAGTTGAACAAGAGATTGCATTGCGAGGCAAATCACTAGATGATGCTGCTGCACAATGGGCCAGCGAATTTGGTTTAGAAGAAGAGAGGGTTTTGCAAGCATTGAGGCAAGACGCAGCTATCTTTGAAGAACAGCTAAACGCAATGGCAATAGAAAACGATTTGTCTCAACAAGAATTTGAAATGATTAAAGCTAAAATGACAGCTTTTAACAAAGAAGAACAAAAAAGAGATGAAACTTGGGAGTTGTTGATGGAAGACTTTGATTGGGACGATGAAAATGCAATAAAAAATCTTTCTGCACACATGGCTTTGTTGAATGGTGCAACAGGTTTGCCCGGTGGTCAGGGTCAATTGTTTGAAAATCAACCGGGGTTATTAGAAAGTATAACAGGTTTTGGCACTAGTTGGTTAGTTAAAACATTTGGCGATGATATTGGCAAGTCAATAGAAAGCAAAATAAAAGAAGAATTTGGGGATTTTTTTTTTTAGCGACGTAACGGATGAGATACCATTGGATGAGATACCATTGCCGGGTGACATTCCAGATTTAGAATGGAAAGGAAAACTGTTTGGCGTAGACTCAATGTATCAGTGGGATGACAACAAAAGTTATGTGCAAAATGTTTTAGAAGGCAATGAAACTCTTTCGGCCCTTGGAACAAAGATAGCTCCTTATGTTGGACCAGTTGCAGTTGCTGTTGGCACTGCAGTTGCTGCCTACAAAACATGGGAGTTTTTTAGTGGAGATAGAGCCGATCAATGGAAAAGCAAAGGAATAACGGTTCCAAGACAGTATGGGCTTAATTTCTACCCTCCTAATCCAGTAGACAAAGATGGAGATCCATTAAACTTAGGATCTGCTCCCGGTCTATATTTTAATTTTGAACAAGGCGCGGCTATATGGTATGCAGCAGGGGCTAAAGCCACTGATACACTTGGCGTTTACAAAGAACCTCTTGATGAATTTATACAAAGAACAGGAAGAAGAATGATTCCTACAGAACCGTTGATAGAAGCAACGGATGTTCCAAGTGGAGAATCATCAGGTGCTGGTAAAGCTGTTCAAGAATTAATGACAAACTTTGCAGAATATGACGAGGATTATCAACAAGGAATTTTAAGTCCAGAATTTTCAAGTTTAGATCAACAAGCTGAAGAAATTTATGCTTTAGGGCGTTGGAATGAATTAGACCATTTTAACACACTTATAAGCAAGCCCTATGAAGAACTAAACGATAAAAACAAAAGTCGATTAGATCGACTAGCAGTGGGTTTGATGTTAGATTTTTCAGTAGACGATATGATAGCACTAGACTTAACAAATGAATATTTTCCAGATTCTATGATTGTAGATGACGAAGGTGTATTATATTTTGATCAAGACTTTGAATCGGGAACATTTAAAAGGTCGCATTACGTAGATACAAACATGGAAGAATTATCTGAACGTGTAAATTCAGAAGGTTAAAAAAACAAACAAGGATAATCTAATGAGTATTTTTTCTAAACTTGGCCGTAGCATATCTTCTGGATTTAGCACAGGACTAACACAAGGTCTGCAAGACTTATCTACTCAGTATGAAAACGAACGTAAATTGCGTTTAAGTCAACAAGTGCAAGCAGAAGGTAGTATTGCTAGAAGTGCTTATGCTGCAGCAAGTGGTCCACGTGAACGAGGTGCCACTGGTCTTCAAGTTGGCAATGTAGATCCAGTTTATACAGTAACAGAGATAGATAAATTTGGTCAAGATGTTGACAACCTAATTACCCAAACTCAAACTCAATACCTAACAGGCCAAGGAAAAAGAGGCCAATCACAGATAGTTGAAGATGTTACTTTAAACACTTTAAATACTCAACTTTTAGCTCTTACTGAAAAACAAAATGAAGTGTCTTCGTACTTACAAGTAAACTCACAATATTTAACCCCAAAACAAAAAGGAGATTTAACAAATCAGCTTAACTTACTAAATGCTGAACAAAAAAAGCTTCAAGGAACAATACCAGAGGTAATCAAAAGAGATACTCAAGACCCTACCTTGCAAGCTATGCTGGTAAATTATAGCGGTGTTTACACAGGTATAGGATATGAAGGTTATGCTAATGCTCAACAACAATTAGGTGGCAACCCAGATTACGTTGATCAAGTTAATGCAGAACAAAGATTAGTTGTAGTGCAAGAGATGATGAACCAACAGGGTGGGTTTCGTAAAGCTCGACAGTTTGCCAATAAGTATGGCGCAGAAGATAAGACGCTTCTATTAGACCTAATTGATTCGGCCCAAGCAACAGCAGAGCTAGGGATAACTCGTAAAGGTGGGGCAGAACTTGCTTCTAAAGCAGTAAACCAAACACAAATACAACATGCTTATGAGTTAGTAAACAAAGGCTATAATGCTGGTCAAGAAAAAGCAATTTTAATGCGCCAACTTATGGATCGAAGTATGACTATTATGGAAAGGGATGCAGCCTTATACTCTGAGACTGTAGAAAAGTTGTCAAGACAAATTGCAAACGACCAGAATAAAGTTATTTCGCAAGAAGCGCGACTAAACAGAAATCCGCTGGCAAATGTAATTAACGACTCACAAACGCAACAGCAATCAACGGCTACACAAAGACAAGACGCAGTAACTGCTTTAAATCCTTCTATTAGAAGAGAAGCAATAAGACAAGCAAACGCTGCGTTTCCACACATAGCTAAAAGAAGACAGTACAATAATAGATTAATTGGCGATCTAACCGTATCTGATGTAGTAGCAATCGGGGCATTGCAACAAGTAAACCTTGGATCTTCACCACAAGTAGCATTAGAATCAATTCAAACAGACAAGGCGTTAACATTAGAAGAAAAAACAAAAGCCATACAACTTTTTGAGTCAGTTGGACAGGACATTGGCTTAGACACGATGGTAAGCGATGCTCTTGACAGTGAGACTCTTACTCAAATACATCAAGGGTTTCCTGCGTGGTGGGATCAAAAAACGGCAATAGAAGATAGGGTGTTTGAATATGGCAAGAATAAAATAATAAATGCTGCTGGTGGCACTGATGCTAATGGGACTCCTTTGCCGGGAGGCCCACAAAATGAAATTGAATTAATAGAAGCGGCAAGAATAGACTTAGAAAGAAGAGAGCGTATAGGACAAGTTCCTGTTGGTGCTACACAAAGAATACACTCAAGACTAATAAATGAATTTATGGGTAGCACTAGTGTGCCTGTTTTAATAGACGCCGATGAAGTTTCAGCTTCAAGTCCACAAGCACCGCAAGAAGAAGAAGTAACAGCTAATGTTTCTGGACCAATTACTAAAGAAGCTCAAGAAATAATTGAACAATTTCCTGAAGCAGCAGATGGAGATTGGAGTAGGCTTACGTTATCTCAAAAAGCCCAGATGCGTAAGGCAGGAATACAAGAATTTGTAAGAAATATACCAGATTATTTAAGAAGAGGTGTAGGTTTAGTTGGCGAGGCTGTTGCTTCAGTTCCTCCTGATCCAAGATATCGCAGTTATGGCGTAGGCACAGGTAATCCCGTTACAGTGCAAACCTTTGGGGATTAATAATGAATATTTTTTCTGAAACTTTTGATGAAGCTTTAGGTGTAAGCAGCAAATCATTTTTTGATGAGCCTGAACAAACTAGTTTTTTTTCTGATGTTTTTGACACGGCCTATGAAGAAAGTATTGTAATGCCATATGATGACATAGTTGAAACTTTTATGTCTCGTAAAGCAATAGAGCCGTTAGATCAAGAGGAAGAATCAGAATTAGCGTTTGGTCAAGCTGAACCAAGAGTACCATCTCGCGTAATGCCAGAGTCTGAGTTCCAAACAAAACCGCGAATGGCTCGACAAGACACTGCTGAATTGGGAGCTATAACAGAAGTTCAGAGAAACGTAGAGTTGTTTAAGCAAGCAGGGCTATATGATGAATACCTTGATGAAGTAGCTGAACAAAATGATTCTATTGGGTTTGATGATGTTATAGAGCCTGTGTCTGATTTTCTTTCAATGTTTAATTATTCCGTAGCTGGTGGTTTAGAAGAGTATTTGTTGACAGGTAGTCCTATTGCGGCGTTAGAACAAGCAGGAGAAGAATTTATAAACGCAATAGGTATAGACCAAGAGGGTGCAAGGCGTACAACATTTGCAGATATTTTTTCTGGCAAACGGGGAGAGACTGCGCTCACGATGGAGGACACAAATCCATACGCAATTGCTGCGGCAGGGTTTGTGGCTGATGTAGTTCTTGACCCTACAACTTGGTTTGGTTTTGGATTTGGCAAAGTAGCAGTAGGCATTGGAAAACTAGATGAGGCTGCTGGTGCTGTTACTGGTGCGCGTAGAGCCAGTGATTTAATTACTAACTCAAAAGCTGGACAACAATACCGCAGACTCTTTATGCCTAATTCTTTGTTAAAGGGTTTAAAAGAAGGTTATCAAGCAGAGGAAATTGCAGATACAATAAATAGATTAGGTGGAGATCAAGGCACAAGACTGGTTACTGCTGAAGATGTTAAAAGCGGAACTGTTGATTTTATGGCGCAGCAAATACGCAAAGATTCTGCTGTGTCGTTGCAAACAGTAGCCTTGCGAGAAAACATACTTAAGATTGCTGCAGATATGAACGAAGGAGAGTTGCGTCTTGTGGGAGCTTATCTTGATCAACCAAAAGTAGTAGAGGGGTTGATTAACCAGCTTAAGGTAGACGATGCTACCAAGCAAGTAATAAGCAAGGGGGTGGAAGAGTGGAAAGACATGTTTAATAAAATATTTGAAGAAGAAGAAACTGTAGGATTGTTAGACAAGGCGCAGTTCAGAGCCAATTATTCTGCTGGTCTTGAACCAGTAACTGAACTGTCTCGTGCAATAGTAGAAAACATGTTTAAAGTTCGTTTTGGCAAAGATGCTGGCAGTGCTATGTATGAGAAAGCAACTCAAGACGGCATTGCAACAATAACCGAAAACGGCATATTAAAAGCATCTTATGCAAAAAAGTATCCTACGTTAGAATCTCGCATTCAAGACCTTGTGCCTACGGAAACAAATGTAGCTCTTATGGCAACAAGGCGCGGTATGGAGTCTATAAAAAAAGTTAATACCCAAAAGTTTTATGACGCAATTATATCTGATACTCGCATAGCGGTGCCAATTGATCAATCTGTAGCAGAAAACTTGCGTGACCCAACGCATCAAATGCTTAAAGAAAACGGCATGGACGTTTGGAAAGCACCCGCCCTTTCTGTACGCAAGCAAACCAAACAAACTACAGGTGAAGAAAACATTTATTACGCCATTCCATCTGCTATGAAAGAACAGATGGATGACATGACCAAAATAATACAAGGCAGTGAAGGCACAAACGTAATATTAGATACGTTCAGACAAGTGCAAGGCTTGTGGAAGTCGTATGCACTTCTTAGCCCCGGCTATCATATGCGGAACCTTTACTCTAATATCTTCAATAATTATTTGGCAGGCGTTAGCAATCCAAAGCGTTATGCGGAAGCAATGCTGCTGCAGGTTGGTGATACTAAAAACATTGGTAGTAGGGCTGTGCGCTCTAAAATAGAAAGAATATTAGGTGGACGCAGGTCAACAGAAAATTACATATTTGACTTGCCAGATGGAACTAAGGTTACAGGCGCAGAAGTAAAAAAGATGGCTGATGAAAGAGGCGTAACACAAGCAGGGTTGATTTATAATGAATCTGATCTTGGCATTGGCGAAGAGCTAATGACAAATCTTCAATTGCGCGAAGGTAAGCCTTCAACTACTGAAATATCTGAAGGGTTGTCAGATTGGGGAGATAGAAACGCACGTATTGCAAATGTTGCTGAAGCTTTATTCGATGCAGCAGAATATGCAGGAGCAGATTACACGGCAGATCAAGCACAAAAAACAGCAGAAGCTTATGATGTTATTGCCAGAGCATGGGCGTGGAGGAATTGGAAGACCCCTGAAGAATGGTATGAAAACCGCATAAGAGAAATTAAAGCTTATACTGTACCTACTGCTGGTTTGCCAGCTTCAGGCTCTAATTTTTTATATCAAACAAAGATTCCCGGCATAGACGCTATTGACTATACTAATCCAAACTTCCAAAAAGCTGTAAATAATTCGTATTTCAAAGAAAAAGTTGGCGACAGTAATATAGCACCAGTTTTTTTTCATGGCACACCAACAGGCGATATAAGAAAGTCAGGCGAAATAGATACCACTATAAACGACAGCACGTTCATGGGCGTAGGTCATTACATGACTATGGATTACCTTCCATATGATCCAGAACGAGGAACGCAAATAACAGAAGGATATATGGGTGCTGGTCGTCAATATAATGCAGCCTATCTGTCACAGCAAAAAACAAGTGGAACATCTTTAGCGGTTGGCGGTCATGGTCTGGACTACTTTATAGATAGCTTGCCGGAACTACACGAAGAACTGCGACTATTTGGTCACGGCAATCTAATACCAGAAGGCGGTATGCAAGGTACGCCTTGGAAACCTGTAGGGCCAACAGAAGAGCAAATAGAAATAGCTAAAAATAAAATTGAAAGTTTAAGAGAAGGTCTTGATGAGTCTACTAGTGTATCATACGACCTTTACTTAAGAGAGCGATTTGAGCTTGGTCAGCCACAACGAATGACTACGCCCATAACACCACCACGGCTAAGTGGTGCCCACTTAGACGAATACAAAACACAAGGCAGGTTGCAAGGAAAAAATCTTGCTTTTGTTGACTTAGAAGTACGTAAAACGCCACGTAGTCGTAAAAGGTATGGTGATGAAAATGTTAAAATGGGAGGGGAAGAATATTTAGCCGTTAAGCCACCAGACGATCCTAAACTTAGGGAAATTGTTGCATTAGATAGGTATGTTACTAGATGGGAAAAAGACATACCAGATTATCTTCCAAGTAGTGAGTCGGCTGAAGTACTAGGTTTTCATTGGTTTGCCCAAAACCCTTATGTCGTAAGCATGGTAACAGGCAATGGGAAAAGATGGAGAGACTTGCGTCTTGGCGAAACATTAATTGCTGATCCTGAAAGCCCTATGTGGGCATGGAAATCAACTGCATCAAAAGAAGCGGCAGAAAAAGAAGCTACTGATATAATAAATACTTCATCACATATACTAGCAGCAGCATACACAAGGGATGCCTTTAAGCAGCTTGGTGATGCTGCGACAGAAAAAGAATTGTATGAACATTACTACAGCGAATTTAATCGTGAAATAGATCAGTACTATAAGCAATGGATAAGAAATTATGATTATGAGATTGACTCGGAAGCAAAAGCCCTTGACTTAATTACTGACAACGAGTCTTATGCTACCGCAGTAAAAGGCACTCCAGTTACGAGAGCCGATTATGAAGACGAAGTATTTGAAAACGGAACAGCCGCTCTGTTCGGTACAGTGCCTTATTCAAAAGTTTCTTTTTTAGGATTAGGCAGAACTAGAGATGAAGTAATAGGTGGCATGACAGCTTGGATTGAGGAAGCAGGTTATGAGGTAGATCTTTTTAACGGCCATGAACTAGGTGCAACAGATTTCATAACAGAACGAAGACTTAACACTGCTTTACAAGAATTAGGTTATGGAACCTTTATACCTAAAGACTTAAGTGCAGCAAATGTTAATCTCCCAGAAATACATGACGTAGTTATAGCTGAAGCCCTAAAAGAAATTGGATATGATGGACTCTCACATGCTGGTGGGATTACAGGTCAACCAGATAGCACGGAAAATCTATTTCATCAGGTTGGAATAGCATACAATCCAAACCAAGTTAAATCTATAGAAAATGTAGGCACGTGGAATTTAGACACTCCAAAATTTATGGAACAACATGGCGAAGGGGGGTTGCATGGTGCTATACGTTTCTTAGATGATGGCAGAGCAGACATATTGGTTACAGAAGCTGCTGACCCTACGACTTACATACATGAACTAGCTCATATAATTAGACGCACGATGTTAGATCAAGGCGATCAAGATATAATTCATCGTTGGCTGCTTGGCGAAGATCAATACAAAAAAGTTCGCACAGAAATGATGGATTATGCTATGGAGTCAGCACGACTTGCACCTAATGCTGACGTAGACATAGATGAGATGACCACACAATTAATGGAAAGGTTTGTTTGGACAGTAGACGGGGAGGAAAAGTTTGCAAGAGGTTTTGAACAATACTTATTAGAAGGTGCTACAGACAAGAATACTGGCAGGGCTATGCAGGGAACGTATGATTACATTAAAGATATGATGGATACTGTTTATGATTTTTCAAACGGTGGTACAGTAGGACTCACTCCAGATGAAGAAACAAATTATCTTTTTCAAAACATCCTTGGGCGTGGCGTAGAAACAGAACCTGAAACCTTAAGTACGGCACAGGCTATTCTTGGCACAGCGACTTCTGAAAAAGATAGTTTCTTTAGCAAGGCTTACAAGTTACTTGGCGATAACATGTTTACTCGCGCTAATAGAAACTACGGCCAGCAAATGGAAAACAATTCTCGCCTTGCTCATTTTATTACAATGCTGACTACAGACCAAGGACAAATCAAAGGAAACGGTCTGCTGAATAAAAAGAAAATAGGACGAGGCATGACGGCAGATGAAGCTGCTGAATCTGTAAAACGATACCTATTTGATTACGGAGAACTCACACCTTTTGAACGTGACCATTTAAAAACAATTATACCTTTCTATACTTGGATGCGAAAAAACATTCCACTTCAGTTCCAAGCAATTGCACAACACCCTGAACGGTATTCTATGTTGCCAAAGTTGCAAAATAATATTGAAGCAATGTCGGCTGACTTTGAAAACATACCTACGCCAGACTACTTTCAAGACATCAACGCTATTAGAATGCCTTTTACCTCTGGAGAGATGCCGTTAAACGCTGAAGGTATGCCAGTTTACTTTGCACCAGACTTACCCTATGGAGATTTAAACAGGCTCAACATGAAAGACATGGTGTCATCTATGACTCCGTTTCTTAAAATATGGGCAGAAATTTATCCTGATGAAGGGTACAGTTATTTTCTGGATTCTAACATTCAAGACTATGAAGACCAAGCAGCAGTAGGCAGATTCTTTGGCGAAGAATTAGAACTGCCATTTAACGAGAAAACATATCATGCTATTAAAACCTTGCTACCTTCTGTGGGCAAAGCGGCAAGGTTAGGGGAAAGAGCTACTGAGGGTAAATTTAGTGAGCAGGCGTTGCGAGAAGTTTTAGGTCTTAACTTCAGAAGCGTAGACGTTGATGCAGTAGTCAGAGCAGAAAGGTTTAAACGCAGAGATGTAGCACGTGCTATGAAACAAAGACTTATTGACAAAGCAAAGTTAATGGGTTTGGAAGAAGCAATTGAAGACATGCAGGATGAAGATTTTTTCTAAAAAGTAAACCTAATACCAAACCTTAAACTTTCGCGCATTAATTTTTTGGCAGCAGTTACTCCTTGGTGACGGTCATATTCATTGTAATGATCTGAAATTTCTCGTTCAGTAAACGGTATCTTGTTAACAAGATTTATTTTGTTGGCTGATCTATAACTAGTAAGAGGTCCATAGTTTCTAAATTCAGCTTCTGTAAAAACTTTAATGCCTTTGAATATTTGTAGCTGTAATCCTATGTTAGCTACCATGCCAAACAATACATTTTCTTTAGATGAAACCAATCTATACACAGACCTTGATTTAGTATACCAGTTTTCGCTCAGTAAAGATGGGCCAATTTTCCAGTAAATATGGCAGAGGTGCGGCAATACAAAAAACCTTTTGCCAATCAAAAGATCTGCGGCGTAGACGTTTAACGTCCTATCTAAATTTCCCCACAAAAAATTTAACGCCACGGTGTATCCCGCACCCCTGCGCGTGTCAAGCCAACCTAACCATTTAATGGGTTTGCTTTTGGGTTTGTCTCTTCCTCTAAACGTGTCATCCATATACCAAGTAAACATAGCAGTTTCAATAGTTCTGTAGCTTATGTCATTGTTTTCGGTAATGTAAGCAGGAATAGAACGATAAGACATAGCAATGCCACTGTCAGCTTTTGCATTGCTATAAAGCAAAAATAAAATTATGGCAGGTATTGTTTTTATCATTCCCAATTAGGAATTATTTTTTTAAAGTTTGTTCTAATGGTGTTATAAACATGAGCATCACATAACTCTAAAGAAACGTCAGGGTAGTACTTAGCCATCCTTTTAAGTTTTGTGGCTGACTTGCTGTCCATGTTACCTTTTACCTCTACGTAATAAGGCTCGGAGTCTGCGGTTTTCCATATTTTAAAATCTGGCAGGTATGAACGAACCCCTCTTTTAATTTTTTCAAACCAAAAAGTATCAGGCTCGTATTCCCACCGTTGTATTTCTCCCCTTGACTCAAGCCACATTAGGTATCGTGCGTAGTTTGCTTCCCAACGAGATCGCAAATATAAACCATCTGGATGACGCTTGTCAGTCCTACTGTCTTGTATGTCTTTACGTCTTCCAGCAAAAACGCCCATAGCATTAGGCACTATAGCGTTTCCTGTTTCAGTAGATATTTTACGTCTTGTGCGAGAGTTTTTACGCAGGGCTTTAGACTGTTTCTTTTTTAGTTTCTTTAAATCTTTTTCAGTCCAACGCCCTTTTATTGTCATAAAGCATCTATCACAGTCATTTGATCTAAACTTAAAAAAGCATTGTATCTGAATGCAAGACTTCCATTGCAGTCTGCTTTTGTTTCTGTTTGCCTAATAGTGTAGTCAGATATTTCTAACCCCTCTTCATTTGTAATTTGAAAATAAACAATTTTACCAGATCTTATCAGATGCACAAAAATAAAATAAGGCACTTTTAATAGCTCAGAAATTTTTGCGCCATGTTTTATTTTGTCATGTGAAATAAGATACGAATTATATTTATACAGTTTTTCAATAGACAACTCACGGTTTTTAATTTCTGCTATAGAAACTAATTTGCCGTTTCGATAAAACAATCTATCTACATATGCGTTATTGCTACCAAGTTCTATTGCCGTAGCGTTGAATTTACTAGCAATAAAGTCAGCTAAAAGCTTTTCTTTTTGAATATAAGCTTGTCCTTTCGGAGTTTCAGCGGCTAGAGTACCCAATGATTTCTCTCTTCCAGTTAGGCCAAGTAAGGCGGTGATAGCTACCATCCTTCATTCTAAACCAATGTGCGTTAAAAGATGGGTGGTCAACATCTCTCATATCGGTGTGAAACCCTTTGTTGTTCCAAAACGGATAGACTCCGATTCCTGTCCATCTTGTTTTCTGAGCAAGCAAAAGATAAACTTCAAACAACTCATCATCGCTATTAGAATTGCAATCCCAATCAAAAGCTTTGGCTTTTGAGAACGTGTTTTCAATAATCGCATTTTCTTCTTTGCTCCTGCTGTGGTCTATACCCCATTTGTGTAAAGAAAAGCCAGCGTGACTATTTGAATGTGGGTCAACAGCATCGCCCATCGGGTGGCGCAGCGACCTTAGTGGGCCTTTAGTCAGGTAAGTAAAATACATAGGCTTTGCTATGATATCTCTTGTTTCTGCTAAAGCTTCTAAGACATCTAAGTCAATGTGATCTGGGTAGTCAAACTCTTCTTTCCTAATACGAGTTTCATTTTCCCAAAACATATTTGCTGCCCAATCTTTTTGTGAATGATCTGATGTATTCATTTTATTTCCTCTCTCCAATTACAGCGTTGAAATGCAAGTCTTTTGATAGGTTTAATTACGGTCAACTGGCGATTAGTGATGTAAGCATTCCAGCACGTGCATATAATTCTGGCTAATAAAACTGCGCCGACACTGCCATGTGCTGTTCTGTCTTGTGATGTTTCAATAATCTTGTGGTGCAATTTACCTCTTGGATCATTAGCTGCAATGTTGTCCATAGAAAATACACCACGCCAAAACTGAGTAGCTCTATTGGGTTGTCCTCTAAACGTAATTAAACCACAAGCAACTATAGGTTTTCTGCGGCCTAATTTTTTCATCAATCCCGTAGCTTCTCTTGCACATCTAAAATACTCAGTGCCTTCGGTTAGCCAACCACGGGCATTCTCGATTTGATCTGCATAGCTACCAGCCATTGATGTTTTGTGCATAAAGGCAGTGTCTTTTCTTTCTGCCCACAAAATAGAAGAAACGAAACGAGTAGCCTCAACTTTGCTTAAACCAGACTCTTGCTCAAAGCCTTGCGCTCTTACATTGTCAGTAAGATTTCTACTCCTACCTACGTCTATGCAAGCATATAGATCAGCCAACTGATCTTCGTCCTTTAGATAGTATGTAAGAAGAGTAAAAGTTAGTTTGTTTTTCCAACGAATAACTGCAGACAATCTGTGTTGTCCATCTACTAACACACAGCGATTAGTTGTTTCTACTATCGCTACTATCAAAGGAGTTGCAACTAAAAAGTTTCCTTGCCTCATTTGTTCTGTATAGTGAGCAACTGCATTTTCTACAATTGGACGATTTCTGTCAAACGTGCCGTCCAAATACTCTTTTGCTACAGTCGGAGTAACTTCAAATATCTCTACGTCATGTGGCAATTTTCCCATTGCTATTTGCTTAGTCATAACTTGCTCCAATCAATTGAGTTCGATCTCCTGCCGCAAGATCTTTGCGGCGTAATATTTCTTTGTGCTTATTTTTTCTACGAGCTACCAGCTTTCTAATGTGAAAAAGCATAGGCAACCTAAACCTTTCTTCCTTTTCGTTCTCTTTGTAAAGAACGTCCTTTGCGGCTTCGCATTCATCGCAGATTGCTAATGCCATACGAAACTCTTCTGCTTGTTTTTTGTTTCTATCCCATAAATCTAACCACTCCTTTCCTAAAAAAATGTGTGTTTTTTTCTCAGGGTAGTAGTAGAACCTTACATACCCTGAGTCATAACAAAACTGACAACGTGCTGAGTCTCCGCTCAAACATTCAACAAATTTTTTGCCCATCATAGCCTGTAAGTATGGGTCTTCAATTGCAACTGTGGTAAAGTTTTTGCCAAGAGAAACCTTTTGCCCTCTTGCTTCTGCTTCTTCTGCTCTCATCCTTTGATGTTCAGCAACGCGCTCTGCTTCAACCGACACAGCATGTTTCTTTAGGTTAGCTGGCGTAGGAAACCAATCGCCAGCATTGCGGTCATCGCCAGTAAAGTCGCTAATATGCTTTTTGCAAGACAACAAAAACTCGTATCCATTCATAGGCTGGACGTTGTTCCACAACACATCCAGATCCTCTGCAAATAAAGTTTCTCTTTTACCAGAATAAAAACGGCGATACGTTTTTTCTAATAGCTCTGCTGCATCCTTAAAATATTCTGCACTCAAAGCTTCTTCTTCTTTGGTCAGTGGCATACGCTTCTTCCTACTGATTAGGTGGTAAATAAATTGAGTTGTGCTGTAAGTATTTGTCTAAAATTTCTCCTTTGTTAATGTCTCTGTCTGCGGATATGAGGTCTAACATTAACTGCATCAAGTCAAGACTTTCTACTTGTTTAAGTGATAACCCCTCCTTTTCTGCCATCTTCAACATGGCCTTAACAACACCAATGGCAAGAGCAGTCTGTAAATTAATCGACTTGTCTTTGACTGCTCTTGGGTATGACAAATCTACTTTGTCAACAAGCTTGGCAACAAGCTTCTCTGCTTCAAGCTCTTCCATTTTCCAGCGTGGTGCTGGCAATGGCGCAGATACTTCTCTGGCAGGAATTTTCATTACTAAGAGGACTCCTATATAACGCGCGTACGCGCATCTCCCGTAGGGAGATGACAATATACAGGCTTAAGCATTCTGTACAGGCTGTACTGATTACGCCTATGTATGTAAAGCTTTAAAGACTGCATTCTATTTCCTATCCTTTTCCCTTGTCTTGCGAAGCAAGTATATATCTTGGATCTGCTTCGCAGACCCAAGTAAAAGCGGTGAGTAGGAAGGTCACGGCAAGATAAACATCCCCAGACGGCAGAGTGTATCCCTGCACACTTGCTATCCATCTCGCTACTTCCTACTCACCTCCTTGTGTGGTATCTCCCCATTAAATTCCGTAAGCTCCACTCCCCTGTCGAGACTTACGAAAACACACAAGGTAAACAAAAAAACCAGCAAGCATGTTGATGAAGGCAACACGCTTACTGGTTTGTCTTTGCTGTAGTTATTACCACAACCGCGACAGTGTGGTGTCCACCAATCCGCCTTGGGGGAGGTAAAGGAGGCAGCAAAGAAATTACAATGAATGCCTTCATCATTCAAGTCTGTCTACAAATATACATATATCTACATATTTTGTCAACTACTTTCTGAGTTGATACGAACTATCGTTTCAAGTATAACAGGCAACAGGTCGTTGTAAGTAGTGTCTGCTAACAGGTAGGCTATAGCAGCTACGATACCCTCTTGATCTCCAAAACTTGCAACGGCTAATTCGTCATTGCCAGTTTCATTGAATGTAACCCCAAAGCATATAAACGCATCGGCTTTGTTAAGGTTTGGAAGTATACTACAAAGCAATTCTCCTTTGTCGCTAATTAAATTGTTCTCATTCATAAGGCAATTCCTAACTATCGAAGTATATATGCTTGTCGAATGCTTTTGCAAAAATTTCTTTGAGCAAAAGCAAGGGCAACTGATTGTCTTTAGTAAGGCACAAAGACAAAAACTCTTCTCCTAATTTAATCATAACTTGGTTTATATGCTTGCAATTATTTTTTGTTTTGTGTGCAGGACAATTGCAAGTAAACATTCCGTTTTTAGAGTAAGTAACGGTCCAAAAAAAACTTGGATTAGAATGACTTGGTATGTCTATATGCCAAACAGGATTGTCGCCCCAATCGTATTGTAATATTGGCTTTCTTGGTGCTTGAGGTGTGGGTTTAAAAGAAACCTTCATTCATTGCAACTCCTTGTTATTAATTAAGTTAGAAATCAATGTGGTGGGTAAAATCAAGGCACCCACCACATTGATTTAGTCTACTTACTCACAGAGGACATCAATGAAATGACCAAGGTCTTCTTCAGGTAACTCTCCTAAAGTATACTCTAATACAGCTAAGAATATTTCTCGGTTTGCTTCGTCCATTCCCTCTGCAGTAGTCACTGCTGTCCTAACTTTTTCTAAATCTTTTATTGCAGGACGCACCTTCTTTCCTATAATTGTTGCTGCTGCTTTGCGAGTATTTTTCTTTGATCCCTGAGTTTTTACAAGGATCTTTTTTAGCTCACCTACTTGCTTTGGTAGGTCTGTGGCTTTGACCAATCCTACTGCTACATCGGTAGGAATCTTGCGCTTGATCACAGCTTTCTTTACTTCGCTGTGCGCCTCTGCTAATACTTGACGCTCTCTTACCCACTGATCAGAGCGACTGAACTTGTTGGCAATTTCTTTGACGCTGTATCCAAACTGTCCCATGCGAACTACAGCATTAGACTCTTCGACATGGTTCAGGTTTTTGCGTTCGATATTCTCTACTACGCTATCCTCAAACGCTTGCTTGTCATCTACTTGCTTGACGATGACGGGAATGCGGATATGACCAGCACCATTTTCATGGGCCATCTTAGCCGCTCTAAGCCTACGTTCTCCTGCTACCAGTGCAAACGGCTGTTCTTTGTTGCCACGGTTCCTACGGACATGTAGTGGCGTATCTATGCCACGCTGGATAATAGACTCCACCAGATTGTTTAAGTCTGAAAAGTCTTCGCGGTGATTGAACCCCTCTACAATTTGAATCATATCGGGGTTGTCTACGTAAAACATGTCGCTCTTGCTTACACCTTCAGGTTGCTTTGCCATTTGGCAAGTCTCCTATGGTTGGGTTAAAAACAGGGAGCAAGACCGAATTGCCTTGCTCCCTGTGGGGTAAAAATTTTATAGAACTTTTATGGGTTATTAAAAAGGAAGACCATCATCCTCGTCTTCTACGGGAATTTGCTTCTCTAATTCTTTGATATAGTTACTGGCTAACTTGCCAGATATGCTATCCAAAGATTCGGTCTTCAAATATTTTTGACGAACACCACTAACTTCTTCAGTGTTCAAGTCTAAAGCAGACTCAAGCTTCTTGATACGCTTTGTAACGGCATCAGATGCTGGAGCTTCTTCATCATATTCAGCCGCTCCACCAGCCAGCCACATAGCTTGTATGTTAGCATACACTTGACCAGCTTCTTTGCCGGGAGCATGTTTGACAACATAAGCTATTTTCTTTCCCCCAAACTCTTCGTTGGGGTCCATTTCATCGGCACGTGTTTCTGCCTCACTCAGTGGTCGGCCAAGCACTGCTTCGCGGCGATCTCTAAACCGCGACCCTTGCTTACGAGCAACAGTTAACCAATCCCAAATGACAAATCCACGTTCAAAACCATCATCATCTAAGATGGGATTGCCGTTGTCATCTTTCATTTTAGTATCGGATTCAATTTTCAGTATGACCCGATTCTTTGGACCATACTGAGTTGCCTCATTAAGACGAACCTCTACTTCAAAGATGGTTCCTTCATGCTGACCAGCAGGATGAGGAACGAAGTCGCCTTTGGGAAGGGGTACACCTACCATGATTAGTTTCCTTTCAATTGCAATTAATATTGGACGGCATTATTGCCGCTACGATGTGCTGCTTCTATGCTTTCTCCAAGAGCATAGGTTAAGTAAAAAATAAAAGAGCTAACGTATAAATAATAGCTCCCAACAAAATCCACCAGATACTATTTTTATCGCCCACAATATATGCTCCAATGTGGATTCTTGTCAACAAGAATTATAAATACAAGCATCTCACGGCATCGTTGACGATCCACATTTATATGGATATATTTAATAGATGAACAATTTACTACTTTGCTGGAACGTAAAAAATACTGCACGTTCACGTGGCGTTTGCTCTCAAAAAAAACTTGCTGAGATAAGCGGCACTGACAAAAACTTAGTTAATGATATATGGAATAGTCGCCAACGAAACATTAGTGCTAAAACTTTGGGTAAAATTTGCGTTGCTTTAGATTGTAAGCCTAATGATTTGTTGAGTTTTCAAAGTCAAAGGAGATGTGATGAGTGAGTCTGGCGACACTTTAAGCAAAGTGTCTGGTCTGTCTGGTAGTTTTGTGGAGAGTCACTACTTGATTCCTGAAGATACGTCATGGGAAGAGTGGTTTAAAGCTGGCGTTGTTCTTCAAGCCATACATAAACATATTAATTTTTGGATTGGAGATTGGATTTTGTATGGCGAAAACAAGTTTCCAGATACTTACTCACAAGCAGTTTTTCTTACAGGAAAATCAGACACTACCCTTAGAAACTGTGCATGGGTAGCGTCTGTTTTTCCTGCTGTGGAACGCCGTGATCTGTCGTGGACCCATCACCTTGAAGTTGCTGGCATGGAGAACACGGCAGACAGGGACCACTTACTGGACAAAGCAGAAGAGGAAGAGTGGTCTGCTGGATACTTACGCTCTATGCGTAATGAAATTGTGGGGCAGAATCTTCCAGTATTGCCAGAGCCAGAAGTTACACGACACACAGTCCCTTACGATTTACAGGATGCTGTCAATCAATTCTGTTCGGTGGTCACTGAAATGGAGATTAAACCTCAGTCTTTTCAGGTGCCTTTCGATTGGGGTTACATTGAAATGAAAGTGGTCAAGCATTAACAGTAATCATAAAGATAATCTTTGTCATAGATTTGCTCTGACCAATACTTTGCACAATAGTTTCTCCATACCTTTTCGAAGGTGTGATACAGTTGAGAAGACCGATTGATACCTTCTTGAACTGCATGTAATTCGCTGAGACTTGGATCGTCTTTGCCTTCTTCCATTAGATGGTGTGCAGTAGTAGCACCGTGAATTGCCGTAGCAATTTTAACAGCGGTCCTTTTTCTTTTCTTAAGTCCTTCTATTAGTGTGTCCTTTCTGTATCTTGCTTGCTCTGGATCGTCTTGTTTCATTGTGTGTAAGAGTTGAGTAAGGCTAAACAACTTTTGATTTGCATTAATGGTCATCGCGTTTGCTCCATAGTCGATGCGAGAATCTACTTTGAAAGTCAAGTAGATAGCAGTCTATAAAAAACTTAGCTTGGTCTAATACTCTTTCCGTTAACTTTTCTTGTATCTCTGGCATCTCATCCTGCCAATCTTTTATGCCAAGCTCAAGGCTACAACCTTGTTCTTGGCAATGAATGATGAGTGCCTGTGCTGTAGCTTCTATGAATTTGTCCAGTAAATCTTCAGGTGTTTGTGCCATAGATATCTCCTATAATAAAGAGGGGCAGAGCCACTCGACCCTGCCCCTCTATGGTGATTACGATTTGGCGATAAGAGAAGACCACTCGCGTTCTGGCATCTTAACGATGTTCCAGCCCAGAGCTTCCATCTCAGTAGCGCGGTCATACTCACTGGCGTCTTCTGCTGTGCGAGTAACAGCATTTGCCAGACCCCACTTCGACATCTCTCCACCTTGTAACAGGTGCTGTAGTATACCTCCTTTCTCTGTGTCGTTAAGCTTATACTTTTTCTGCGTTCGCTCGACAACTTTGATAGGATCACTGTCGATAGATTCGCCTGCGGCACCTCTCATGTCCTCAACGATGCGATCAAAGCCGTCCTGTGATAGCACACCACGCACCGTATCAGATACTTGCGCCCAGAAAGCACGGTCTGACAGGCTTTTGGTGTTGTCGCTGAACAACTCCCAAGCACTGTTGAGGTCCGTGTTGCCAGAGGTCTGCTTGGCACCGACATGATACTTGCGTTGGCCCCAATCATTGTGGACCATGCCGTTAGTGCAGATCAGACGCTCTGTGAAGGCTCCTGCAAACAAAGCACCTTGTCCTACCTCTGAGTTGCTGACCATGATGCCTGCGGCTACTGTATCTCCTTCTTTGATCTCAGCTTGGCGTTCATAGGTAATAGCCTTGATATACATGCGGCTATCCGTGATCTCACAAGACTTGACTTCGCATCCTGCTTCGATCATGGGCGGCAACACAGCTTCTGCTAAGTCGTAGTTGTCTAAGCTACGATAGCGGTTAGACAGGAAGGCTCGGCCTGTTCCAGACAAGGTGCGAACCAATCTGTCCTCTGGCTCGTTGCGTAGCCAGTGGTTGACGTTTGTGGTCAGCAACTCTGGCGAGTTGTCACGGCAACGATCCCAATAGAGCTTTGGAATCTTAAGACGCGCAGCAATTTGCGAGTCACATATTTTGTTGGTGGGAAAGGCACCGATGTTTTCCAGTGCCAGTGCGATCCCGTCGATGCCATCTTCTGAGTAGTTTACTACAGCAGACATACCTTTGGTGTTGCCTCGGTAGTCTGCAATATTGTTGCGTTGTTGCTCCAGTTTCTCAGCTAATGCAACTACGGGTCCACGACTTCCATCAAGTCCTTTACGCATGTTACTTCTCCTCCGTGTTAGGTTTGTTAGGGAATGCGGGTTGCGGTGGGAGTAAACTAACAGTCATCTTTTTTTCGCCTAACGACATTTCTCCAAATTCCTCGTCTTCTTTCTCTTCTCCTTTCTTCTCCAGTTTCTTGATGTGTTCTTTCAACTGCTCTATTTCTATGTTTGTTTGTTTCTCCTGTGTTTTGCCAAATGATAATGTTGCGTTGTCGATGCGAGAATCTACGTTTCGCTTATGAGGACTATCAATGAGGCTGACGAATGCCGCCAACTTAGCGAAGGGGTTACTATCATGTGCTATAGATTCGATTATCTCCTCCTTGATTTCTAACACAAGCTCCTCTCTGAGTGTCTCTCTAAATTCTTCTTTGATCTCGTCACGCAGATCAGAGGTGTCGATGGATACTTCTATGTCTGGGCCTACGCCATCAACATCACAGTCAAGCGTTGACCCTGTATAGCTATCAATTACTGATATTTCTAAGGCTACATCCACTTCAGTATCTATTTGAATTGCTGTCTCAAAGTATGCCATTTAACCGTTCTCCTTTGAATGGGTGTGGTAATGAACTTGTTTGTTTGATGGGCCACCTATTGTGATGGCAATGTTCTTGGCCTTACTATTGTTCCCACTGCACAGCTTACAGTCTATGCACTTCACTCCTTTCTCTTCGTGGGGGCAATGAATCTCGTCAGGCAATAATTCTTTGACTGACCTGATGGTTCTGTAGGTTCTGTAGCCTAATTTATTTGCTACAGCTTTGTCTTCTATAGCTGACCTTCCTTTCTTTTTAGCTGAGAGATCATCTATGGATGCCATAAAATACTTGGCATACTGTGGTGAGACAGTTTCCCAATCGTGACAATATCCTGTCCATGATGTTGCCTTGCTTGCTATTGTTTTTATTAGTGCAAGCGGCAGTTTGCTTGGGTTGCCATACGTGCCGAACCTTACAGCACCAAGCTTTTCTGGCAATTTGGATACTACTTGGTTAACTGCTGATTTCCATACACCATTTAAGCTTATTGGATTGACGTAGCAGACAGTCCGTTTAAGAGCGCAGTCACCACAGACACTGCTATCGAGCTTCTTCTTTATGATCTGAGTGGGTGAGTCCCTTGTGTCCAGTGTTGCTATCTGCAACATCGGACCTGTTTTTTTGTTTGCTGACGGGCGAATCAATCCCGTCAGCGTTGCCATGATTGTGCCTTTTTGCCAGATCTTAGTTGTGTTGCTCTGTTTTGGCATCGAATCCTTCCCTTCTGTTAAGTTTTTCCACGGCGTCCCAGACGTTGGTGTTAACGTAGATTTGTTTGAACACTCCTGTTATCACTGCGTCCTCAAGGCACTCTGAGTTGAGGACAAAGTGTGTTTGATTGGATATGATACTTCGTGCAATGCGAAGATCATCTTCGTCTAAGATAATCGTAATCTTCATGTTGTCTCCTTTGCTCCCATCTGGAGCAGTCTGTGTTTGACTTTGGCTTTCTCACTGTTGCTTCGTTGACTTCTCTCTATCAACACCGACATGTCTGCCCTGCTAATAGACACTTTATAGGTGCTGAGTTTGAGGTTATAATAAATCCAACCTCTTTGCTTTTTGGTGGCAGGCCTGTCGTTTGATGCAGGCTTAGACGCAACTAAATTTTTTCTTGGCACTGGCTTTACCTCTTTCTTTTTTATTACTGCTTTCGATTTGATCTGCGGCTTGGAGAGTTTCTCTGCGAGATGCACTAAGTTTCCCATAGTCTAACCTCCTGCGAGATAATAAGTTAACCACAATATCAGAGGACACAAGACAAGCTGTGCTTTGAACAATCCTCTGTTGTTAGGAGCGATGTTCCAGTTTCTTGTTAACAAGAAAACAAAGTCCATCTTATACTCACCCGTAAACCGTCCCTTGCTGTCTCTGACGGCAGTCTGTACTAGATCTATCTGAAACAAAGATTTAAACATAATTTGTCCTTTCTAAGTGATTGAGAGGTTTTGCTGTCGGGGTATCCACTCTTCTGTGGTGTTGTGACTCCTTTTGTTTTTGTATCTGTCTGGCCGCAATTTGAAACGGCTTCCGAACCATTTTCTGTCTGACTTTTTGTAAGCCAACATGCTTCTTTTACCAGAACTTACTTTTCCTCTGATATAGGGTTGCATTAGAATGTGAAAGAGACTGTGCCGTCAGCTTTCTGTATCATTCTGACTGGGCGAGTTTCACATCCTGTGTTCAAGCTGTGCTTTTCTGCAATCTCTGCTTCCTCTATTACCTCTTTGGCGATTGCCTTGGCGTTAGAGGTACTGGATTGGCCGATGATGACGGCCATTGCTATCTGTTGGCTGTGGCTGAGTTTTGGCATGGTTATGTCTCCTATTGAATGAGTTTGTGTTCTTTGAGTTCACTGATTCTGCTATCGGGCATTTCTTCCCGATAACTGTCGCACCTTGGACAGCTATCCTCGCTCTTGGGATGAATGTAATCGCAGTCACATTCACAGTCCCAAAAGTTGGGATCTGTTGGTATCATGTTTTCACTTTCCTCCTATTGAGATAGTTTGTGAGAGTAATTGTCGGGGTCATATGACACAACAGGCGATCCCATTGTGTCAACTGCCTTATCCCGTGTCTTAAAGACATAGGGTAAGGCGATTCGGTGGGTGTGTAAGTCTACATAAACCCACACCTGCCCTCTGTAAGCGGCATTAATTCGCACTACCATTGCGTAGTACATAGAGGATACCTCTTCTGTGGTGTGAATACTGGTCAAGCAGTCTGATGGGACAAGAACCGTAGATCCCTTAAGGGACTCTGTCAGACTGCTGAACCAGTGGTGTATTCATTGCTCCCCAAGAATAGATTTGGTGGTCTATACGGCATGGTTATGGAGCAAGCTGACGGGAGTTTCGACCATATGGTCTTCGTCAGGGACAGTGCTGATCTGCCCGACCCCCCTACCATGTATAGTCTTGATAAGACCATACACGGTAGGTACTGGTGCTACGCCACTGCCTTGATCAGAGCCGACAGGCCACTGACCAGCAGTTCCAGCTTCTCATCCGCAGTCTTTTCAGACGGCGCAGGAGAAGTCTCAGGAGCCACAGGAGCCACTGGAGCCGCCTTAGCCGCATCAGCTTTGGCTTTCTTAGCGGCGCGAGCTTTAGCCAGTGATTCGGCTGGCGTCATCTTCTTTCGCTGTTTCGGCTCTGTTTTCTCTGTCGCTGTGCCGATGCCGACCTTACCTGCCTCTGGTGCCGCCGTGCTTGCGGCTTTAGCGGCGGCGGCGCGGCCAGCAGAGGATACAGGGCGCGGCGTCGATTCTAAGACTGGCACCCTCAGATCCGACACTAAGATCTCGATGGCGAGTTGCTGTTCGTCCTGAGTCGCGCCGCTGTCTTTGTTGAGGATACCGCACAACTCAGTGATGTCGCTGTGGACCAGAGCAGGAGTGTTGACGCTGAACAGATCCAATCGCGCTCCTGTCAGTTCTTTGACCGCGAAGTAGAGCAGGCGAGCCTGCCCCTTGGTCATGGGGTTGTTCGGGTTGACTTTGCCCTTTATGCTTTTGTTAGGGGCAACAGAGCGATTGATGTTGATCTGAGGAACGCTGAACTTAGCCATGATAGGCTCCTTTGGTGTGGCGTGACTTCTAATGAGTCACTGTGTATGAAAGGTGATCTGCTTAATGGTAAATTGCAAGGCTTTAACAGATCGGTGATGGTTTACCCGACAGCCACTATTGGACTGTCACAGCCTCTTGATCAATTGCGCGTTATAACGCTTGATTGATCGCGCTGTCAAGCGGTTATCCGCTCGGCTATGGGCATATTTGATAGGGGTCAGGCCCGTTGAACTTTTGGACAGCAGGGCTTTCGTGACTGTTAACCAAGAAATCCTAAATGGCGTTTACCTCATCCTAACTACTGGAGTCTGTTGCTCCACCGATCACGGCAGTCTAAATGAACTGCTACGGGGTGGTGTGCCTTGGTCACAATCGTCACTGCTTCGACCTACTGTGGCCTGTCCTATTCACAGTCATCCAATCATGTATTCCCTTGGATGACCCGCCAGCTTTGCTTCATACGAGCGGCTGCTCTGAAGTCTTTAGCTTCGGCTCGGCTGGCTATGTCTTGGGATTGGGCAAGCTTTCCACGATGGAGGCTCTGTCGGCCCCGAATCGTGATGCCTATGCACAACCCTGCACCTCGCTATGGGAGGATGACAACGACCCGATGGGCTGGATCGCCGCCAGTTTTTACCGTTGCAATCGCCGTGCCAACCCCGATCTCCAAAAATCCCCGCTCGCATAATGCACAATATTTTTTGGCCGAATTTTTAGCCCAACGACGCATACGGACTATATGTTTCGCGCCTACGCATTAGCCAAAGCTCCAACGCGCGAATAGGCTCAAAGAGCCACGTGCGTCCCACAGGCCTACGATTACGCGCATAAGAAGCTTTGCTTCCGCGCAAGGCCACCCCAAAAGTGCAAATTTTGCAGCAAAACACCACAAATCACCGAAATCGACCTGCAAAAAGTGCATCCTACGCGAGCGCGACGTTGTTGCGTATACGTTAGGCCAATCTTTCCATAGGAAAAAATGCTGCAAATTTTGCACTGCCAGAATCATCGACAATCGACAACCACACACATGAAGCTCTGCTTTGTGCGCGTTAATAACCAGAGGTTATTCCCTAAGACCAAACCTCAAGTCTCCAAATACCATTTGGCACATATAGGCGTAATGGATGGTATCCATCGACCTCAGATCAATCCTCAAGGCCATAGATACCATCTATCACACATACTGAATGGTATTCAGGGAGACAGCCAACAAGCCACGACAGAGAGCCAACAGAGAGCCTACGGGACCGATCTTGGCTGGAATCGGCCCAAAACACAGAGCCGTAGGACAGCAGGGTCCGACGTTCAATCTACTGTCTACGGTGTCAAATCAAATGGATACCATCCATCAGACGTGTTCAAAGAATCTTGAACAGAACAGCACACGTTATGACGCGCACTGTTTAGCCTCTGATCGGCCCAAAACCCCAAAACAGCTTTGCTGACAGTGATTTTGGGCCGATTTTTGACAGACGATTCTTGCGTTGCATTATGCCGCCGTGGAATCGTCGTCCCCCCGCTGTGATGTAATAAATTATATAATACACCTACACATTGTAGACCATAATTCCCCCACTATTGCCCCTAACAAAAAAAATTATATGTTTCACGTGGAACATATACGTATATTCTATAGACAGACACCTACTAAGAAAGGATTGCAATGTCCGATCCAAATCAGAATTTAGACGACCACGAACGTCTGATGCGCCAGCTTAAGGGCGATGACGAATCTTTTTTGCCAAGCAATAACCGCATTGCACAATTTTTAGATCAGGAACATCCGCAAGTTAAAGTAGTTGCAACACGCAAGGCAGAAGACGTTTTTCCGATGGGGCAAAAAGTCAAAGATCATTTGGACGAGGAATTTGGAGTTTTATACGAAACTTTGGAAGACGGCACTACTATAGCTACCATTTTGTAGGAGGCATAATAGCAATGGCTAAACGTGGACTGTATGCAAATATTCACGCCAAGCGTAAAAGGATTAAGGGTGGTTCAGGAGAAAAAATGAGAAAACCCGGCACTAAGGGCGCACCAACAGCCAAGGCTTTTAGACAATCAGCTAAGACAGCTAAAAAGAAGAAGCGCAAAAGGTCTAAATAATGGGAATGGTTAAAGACGTTAAACCAAAGCCTGTTACTTCCGATGTTGAAAAAATAAGAGATTATGTTTCCAATTATAATGCGGAAGCTGTTGTATGGGAGCCAGAAGCGTACGATGCGGCTTTAGTAGGGGTAGGGCAACGGTGCGGTGCAAAAGCTGTAGCTGTCTATGACTACGGCAAGCTTGTAGAAATTACAAAGTCGTTATGTAATGGAAGCAGCGAAGAGAAAGCAGAAGAATATGTAGATGTTAATTTTTTAGGATCGTATGTTGGAGAATCAACTCCAATAGTGTTAATGCAACCATGCGCTGACGTTGCTTTAGAAGTGTTTGATTCTTTTCTAAAAGACACTGATTCTTTTTTTAGTCCAGAGCGACAACAAGAAATGGTGTTGGCTCTTAAAACATTGTTGCCTAAAAGCAAATACGCGCAACGCTAAATGTTTTGTTAGAAAAATACGTTCCATATGTTTACGGATCTTATCCAGCAGGTAAGGTTTATTTAGAATGGCCTGATGCTCATATGGCTATGCGTAGTTTGTCTAACGATTGCGATCATCCTGAAACGCAAGTCGTATGGAAGCTACAAACGTATGAGTATGTCTGTAAAGCCTGTCAAACCGTTTTTCCTTACAGTGACCTAAGAAGAGTTATAGACAATGCCTCGTAGACTAAAGCCTGTTAGCACTAACCCAAAAAGAAAACGAACTAATTTAGAAAAAGCGTTTGATACAGCGCGATTAGCGGATATGTATTTAAAAGGTCGTTCGCAAAAAGAAATGACTGAAGAATTGTCTATAAGTCGCACTACAGTGCAGAAAGCGTTGGCAGAGTTACAAAAAACGTGGCAGAGTCAAGCATTGTTTGATTTTAATGCTGCCAAGGCTACGCAGCTAGCGAAAGTAGACCACTTAGAAAAAGTAGCATGGGAAGGCTATCATCTTTCGCAGCAAGGCAAGTCTTCTACTACAGAGATGAACACAGGCAATACTAATTTTACCTCAAAGACTAATTCTTTTAGTCCTGCTGGCGATACCAAGTGGTTGGATAAAATCCAGTGGTGCATTGACCAGCGTTGTAAAATACTTGGTTTACACGCTCCTAAAGCTGCGGTTATTCATCAGACAATAGAAGAAAAGAAAACGCTGGATGACATGTCTACAGAAGCTTTGTTAAAAATTGTAGAGCAAAATGCTGTTCCTGCAGAGTTTGATGTTTCTGAAGGTGTAGAGATAGGCACACAGGAAGGCGAGATTGAGCAATACGCAGAAACAACTTGATGCGGTAAAAGCTGCACAATTAATTCTTAAAAGACGCGAAGCCGCCAACAAACTTCTGTCTTTTACTAAAACTACTTTTCCTGACTTTGAGCAAGCTGCTCATCACGAATTAATTGCAAGTGCTTTAGAGCGCGTAGAAAGAGGCGAGTGCCGTAGGTTAATGATTACGATGCCACCTCGTCACACTAAAAGCGAGCTAGCTTCTCGCCGTTTTCCTGCTTGGTATATGGGGCGACACCCAGACGATCCCATTATTACCGCTTCTTACGGCCAAGACCTTTCTTCTGACTTTGGGCGCGACGTACGTAATATTGTAGACTCTGAAGAATACAAGCGCATTTTTCCAGAGATAGAACTTGCTACTGACGCTGCTGCCGCTCATAAATGGAAAATTGAAGGGCATAGGGGCGAATACTTTGCTGTAGGTATTGGCACTGCTACTACGGGTCGTGGTGCTAAAATTCTTCTTATAGACGATCCACATAAAAATAGAGAAGAAGCAGACAGCCTTGCGGAAAGGGAAAGGGTTTGGAACTGGTATCGCTCTACTGCCTTTACTCGCTTAATGCCCCATGCGTCTATTGTTGTGATTATGACTCGCTGGCATGACGATGACCTTGCAGGGCGACTGTTAAAACAAGCTGAAGACGATCCTAATATTCCTGCTTGGGAAACGCTAAACCTACCAGCTATTGCAAAAGAGGATGATCCTTTAGGCCGTATGCCGGGAGAAGCTCTTTGGCCTGACTGGTATGACACTACCGCACTAAAAGAAATAGAATCAGTTCTTCAGAATCGTGAGTTTCAAGCTCTCTATCAACAGTCTCCTACTGTAGATCATGGTGATTACTTTCAGATAGATTGGTTTAATACGTATGGGCGCAATGAACTAATAGATATGCCGCCCATTTCGGAGTTGCGATTTTATGGATGCTCTGACTACGCTACCTCTGAACGTAAAGGGTCAGACTTTACGGTCCACATAATATTTGCTGTAGACACAGAAGAAAATATTTATGTTTGCGATGTCTGGAAAAAAAGAGCAAAGCCTGTCGAGTGGATAGAGTCTTGTATTGATCTCATGGTAAAATGGAAGCCAGTTATGTGGTGCGAAGAGCGAGGCCAGATACTTAACTCTATTGGCCCTTTCCTTTCGCAGCGCATGAAAGAAAGAGGCGTTTATTGTTTTAGGGAACAGTTTACTCCCTCAAAAGATAAAACAGTTCGCGCTAGAGCAATACAGGGTAGGGCGCAAGAAGGAAAGGTATTTTTTCCCAAAGATCGTTTTTGGGTTGCTGACGTACAAGAAACGCTTATCAAGTTTCCAACTTTTAAACATGATGATGAAGTAGATTGTTTTTCTTTGTTGGGATTAGCATTAGAAAAACTCAGAGGGGGTAGCGTCCCTGCTTCTCCCAGAGAAGAGTGGACTCCACGAAATTATACGTTTGATGAGATCATTTACCGCTCAGAACGCCGTAGTAGGGGCAAGCTTGTATTTAATGAGGCACCTATCATTGGTAATCATCAACCGTTAGAATTACCGCCAGACGAAGATTATTGGGCATTAGTAGACATCTAACAAGAAAAATAATAGTTGCGATGACCGGGAGTTTTACAGATAATTTATATTAACCACCTATAAATAGGAGTTTGGCTATGCCTCGCGTTGGAAATAAAATGTATCCGTATACTGCTGCAGGAAAAAAGGCAGCGGCTGCTGCAAAGAAAAAGAAGAAAAAGAAGAAGAAGGCACCTAAGAGATCAGCTAAGAAAATGGGATATTAATAGCAATGGCTATTAAAAGGGGTGGCATAACATTTTCGGGATACAATAAACCCAAGCGCACTCCTAAACATCCTAAAAAATCTCATGCTGTTTTAGCAAAAAAGGGTGACAAAGTAAAGTTGATACGCTTTGGGCAGCAAGGGGTCAGCGGTGCTGGCAGTAGTCCTTCTACTAAAAAACAAAAAGCTAGACGCAAAAGTTTCAAAGCTAGACACGCAAAAAATATTGCTAAAGGCAATATGTCTGCTGCTTATTGGGCTAATAAAGTAAAATGGTAACATACCCTAAAGACAAAAGCGGTCAGCTAAACTGGTGGAAACGCAAGCTAGACCATGCCATAGAATATTGGCGGCCTGTGTTTGAACCTTCTAAAATTTTAGTAGCGCAGTATAACAATGAAGCTGCAACTACTAGAGAAAAAGAAGAAGTCAGATACAATATGGGAGACACCACTGACCCCGGTGTTCGCAACAAAGCCAATATTGTTTTTGGTTATCTAGACCAATCAATTGCCAACATAGCTGCTCACGATCCTACGTTTACTACGCATCCTTTTAATAAGGCTGGTATAGGCTCTGAACGCATTGTTTCTAAAATTTCAGACTATTGGTATAGAGAAACAGACCAGTTAGTGCATGATAAAAAGACTTTGCTGGATGCTTATGTCTGTCCTTTTGGTGGTAGTAAAATAGGTTACATCGCAGACATAGAAGGTTTAGTTATCTCAGACCCTGCTATAAATCCCGGCAGAGTTATAGATGACCCTGTAGATGAGTCGTTGTTTCTAATTTCTGGTGAAATTACAACAGTTTTGCCAGATCAGAATCACGTTGCTCACATAGAAGCACATACACGGTTTCTGCAACAGCCTAATACTTCTCCAGAACGAGCAGCTATCCTTGAGTCTCACATCAAAGATCATCGCCACTTTCTTGAATTAAGCACTCCAGATAAAAACACCACTATTAAATGGGAGTGTCCTTACGCAGTTCATTGGAAAGCTGGAGATATTATCATTGATCCAATGGCTTCTGATGGATTGCGTGACGCCAAGTGGATTGCTTTTCGTTATGTAAAGCACATTGATGAAATTGTATATCAAGGCAGTTTAGATACAACTGGATTAGAGCCAAATTTTCGCATGGAAGATGCGCCCGAAATACCTGATGGTATGGAGGTTGATGACTTTGGCCTTGTAGAAGGATATGAGATTTTTGCTAAAGGCCACATTGTAGGCCAAAACCAAAAACAAAATTTGTGGTTAGACATTTGTAAAACCCACAATAAATTTTTGCGCTATGAAGACGAGTGGCCTATGTCTTCATTAGAAGATTTTCCTTGTGAAATTCTTTCGTTAGCAGATGGCGTTGTAGACTGGCATACTAAGGGACCGCTAATTATGGGCGGTGCTGACTCTATGCAAAGTCTTGTAAATGAAATACTTGACTCTTATCTATCTGTTATTCGCAAGCAAAAAAATCTATTTCTGTATGATCCTCGCTACATTAGAGAAGAAGAAATAGATGCTATTCTTGAAGCAGAAGACATGGAGTCTTTTGAAGTTGAAGGGTTGGTAGAGGCGCAAGGCAGAGCAATTCAAGCAATACAATTTGGAGACATTCCACCTGAAAAGGGTGAAATATTACGGATTGTACAATCAATGTTTGATAGAGCTAATGGCACTCCGCAACCTATTTCTATGCCACGTTCTGACTCTGCAACTGAAGCTAATATTCAAGATCGCCGTAACACCGCTAGAGAAGATGAAAGAGCAGAAAAGTTTGCTGCTTATCAAGTGCGAAAAGCTCGTAAGTTTTGGCAACTAACTACAGAGTTTAGGCCAGATCGTTTATTTCTAATAGATCCTCGTTCTTCTGAGTTTACTAACATTACAGAAGAACTTGCCCAAGGGGAGTATCAATTTGAAATAAATGTTTCTTCAGCCGCCACTGCTACAGCAGTCGAACGCAAACAATTTTTAGATTTAATTAATTTAGCGGCTGGTCCTGTCAATCAGTTAATTATGCAAGCAAATAATGGCGTTGGAATTGACGTAGGGGAACTGGTTAAAGATTTATTAATACGGGGCTACCGTATACAAGACCCAGAGCGCATTTTGCCTTTTCTTGCTAATGTTACGCCTGACGTTATTGATCCCGGTGCTAGTCCAGAAGGGGGTGGCATCAACCAATCTGCTTTAGCTGCCCTTGCCGCAGGAGGTGGAGGACAAAGCCCTTCACCCGAATCCTCCCCTCCTACGGAATCCGCTATTCAAGGTGATGCTATGAGGGTGGACAGAGGCGGCACTGGGCCTAATAGTGCCATAGCGCGAGGTACTGCAGAAGGACAATAGTTATGAGATTTAAGTCGTATTCTTTGTCTGACGAAGACCTACAAGGTTTACTTCCTTGGTTAGAAAAAAACTTAGGAACACTTGATGAGGGCGAAGAATGGGTTATAGATCGCAACAAAGATGGTGGGGTTTCAGCTAAAATTGTGTCTGGTGGAAGAGTTACAACAAATCGGGTTATTCCAACCACGGTAGCACCAAAAGAACCAGAAAAATACGTTGACCCTTGGGAAGGGACAGAATGGGATTCTACTCCAGAACCGCCCGTAAAACAACCAGTAGAAACAGAAGAAGAAACAACAAAACCTGCTGTTGTTAAAGGGCAAAGAGATTTTCGTAGGCCATCTTCCATCCGTAGACAACTTACAACCACTGAGCCAGCTATAAGTCGTAGCCAACCTACAACTACTAAGCCAGTTATAAGCCGTAGACAGCCTACAACCACTGAGCCAGTTATAAGCCGTAGACGGGATACGGATGATGCTACTCAACAAGTAATAAGTAAAAGACGGCCTACAATGTCTAGCGGTGCTTCTTCAACCAAAGCGCGTGAAACTAAGGCTAGTGCAAGATACAAGTCGCCTGTTGTTCCAATGGAAGAAGACTTGCCGCCTGTCATAGATCCCTATAAAGAAGGAGACACTGCTACAAGTGTAAAGGTTGAATATAGACGTAAAAGAGGAGAGCCTTCAGATTACAAGTTTACTCAAACGCCTGTTCGTAGAGAAGGAGGCGAATGGGTAGACATGGAAGAAGAAGCAACACCAAAAACAGAGGTAATTCGTAGGCCATCTTCTATCGGAAAGCCAGAAAAAAAGGGCAAAAGTTTTTTGGGAAAAGTGGGAGGGGCAGTGGCAGGAGCAGCAAAAAGCGTTGCTGGAATGTTTGATGGGGAAGATGAGGATGCTCCACCAGCATGGATCAATGATCCCGGTGTAGGAAAAAGTAAGCCGGGGCTACTTCGTTCCACCGCTAGAAGTATGGCAATGAATCGCGCAGAAGGGTATGGGTCGTTTGCGGCTCAAGAATATTGGACCGATCCTAAAGATGGCACTACTTACATGAGATACAAGCCAGAGAAAGAAGAATTGCCATCAGAAGTGGATATGACAGATGTTCCTCCAGCACGAAGCCTAAAAGATTACGAAGGTGAAACCCAGATGGTAGATCCATCTGGGCCAAAGCCAAATTGGGTTGATAGTCCTCCTTCTGGTATGTATGTAGGAAAGGGCAAGAGCAGGGATCTTCAAATTGGCGTTGATAAGGCTATGTCAAACGCTAGATCGCAGTATGCCAAAGTCGTTGGAGAAGCACAAGGAAGAACTAGCCGTAGAAGCATGTGGATAGATCCCAAAACAAATGAAACCTATGTACTTCTAGCAACTCCAGACACTGAAAAAGAAAACGCGGATTCTAAGGTAAAGATAGAATCCGAAAGATTTGAAGGCACTCCACCAGAAAATCTAGATACAGAAGAAACGCCGCAATTAGAGGTTGATGTAGAAGATCCAGTAATTATAGATCAACTAACTAATCCTAAAACTCCAGCACCAGTAGACAATCCAGAGCCTATAGAGTTGCCGTTTAAGTCAAAAGCAGACAAATTAACGGATACGTCTAGAGTAAAAGATAATCCCGTCGCTTCTGATATGGTGATAAAAACACAAGAAGCAATTGGAGCAGATTGGAAATCGCCAACAGGACAAATTGTTGTAACTTCCGAATCTTTTGAAGAACAAGCATCTACTGAACCAGAGCCTCCATATCGAATACAAATAAATCCAAACACAAACATAGCTAAGTTGTTTGACTCGCAAGGAATGAAAATTAAAGAATACGCAGTAGGAACAGGTGACACTACAGGAACCCGATATGGAAAAAAGTTTTTTACTCCTACTGGCACTTCTGAAATTATAAATAAAGTTTCTTACGATAAAATAGAAGGCAGCTATGGACCTGTGTGGATGGGGCTTGATTGGGATAGCTATGGTTTGCATGGACCTCATGCCGCTAAAGACGTAAAAGAAACTGGCACTGGTTTTAAAAATCAAGGTTTTGTTTCTCATGGTTGTGTGCGTTTTATGGAAAAAGATTTATTAGACCTTGCTAATTATTTGCAGGTTGGGTCTAGCGTAGAAGTTTTACCATATACTACTCGCCCATTAAATCGTGGGCCTTTACGAGTTGGAGCTAAATAATGGCATATGGCCGTAAGATACAAGTACCTGCACGTGGGCAATCTGCTCCTGCAGCCCCTGCTGCTCGTTCTGCACAAAGACCTGCTGCGGCTCCTGCTGCTAAACGAGCTAAACCTGCGAGGCCAATGCCTAAAGCTCCTGCTGGTAGACGCAAGCCAATGGCTGCGCCATCACGAATGGCTCCTGCTGGCACACCAAAACCGCAAGGAATGGACACTGCAGATCAATCAAGAGCAGCTATGGATGCAGCGCAAAGCAAAATTACAAAGAATTTTGGCATACCAGCAGATCTTTTAAATGGATTTACAATGGAAGAACTTCAAGTAATGCCGCGACTTTTGCAAAAAATGGAAAAGTCTGGCATTCTTCCTAATGGTGATCGCGCAGAAGAACGTGCTGGTTTTGGTGGTGGTCCTTCTATGCAGCAGTCTGCTGACAATGACATGAGTGCCTTAGTCTTACCCATAGGATAAATTAATGCCTCTATATGATTACAAATGCAATTCCTGCAATAAAACTATTGAAGTTGTAGTTTCATTTGCAGACAAAAAACAAAACATTAAATGTCAGTGCGGCAGCATTGCATCTTTGCAGTTTCCTGTCAGTGCCATTAAAGGATTTCAACCTTTTGAGTCGTATTACGATGAGTCTCTAAACGTAGATATTCATGGGCGCAGACATAAACAACAGGTAATGAAAGCCTTAAATGTTATTGAAGCTGGCGACAAAGTTCATGGGGCAAGAAATTATGATTCTTCTGCTCCTGAAAATATAAAGCCCGTGGAAAAACTTTCAGGGCGCAGCATAGACGACTATAGAAGAGAAGAAGAAAAAAGAGAAGAAGACAAACATAATTTTGTAGTAAGCACAGAAAACAAAGATGGACAATCTGTAGAAGAAGTTAAACGTGCGTCTGATTTGCCCAATATAAAGTAACCCTCAAGGAGAACAAGAAATGACTGAAATCGCGTCTGCTAATACGTCCAATGCTTTTGATGAGCTTGAGCAGCTTCAGTCTGCCATGAACAAAGAAGCAATTGACTCCGTAGTAGCAGCAAAGGGGAATGGCACTACCCCCGGCAACGGTAACGCATCGAATGACCCTGATCCCGGCAACGGACCCTCAGAACATTCTAATGGTGCGGAGAAAACTCCTAGCCGACAAGAGTTGCTGGACTATCTGGAAAAGAATGCTGACGCTCTTCCCGGTGGTGCGGAACTGGTTAAACAGTTTCAAAGAACAATAAGTCAGCAGGGTAATGCAAATAGGGAACTTGAACAGCGACTTGCTAAATTAGAAGATGCGGTTAAAGAACCTGAAAAGCCAGATCCTGCAGATGTTCGTCGGCAACAAATGTTGCAACGTATGCCCAAGCAACAGCGTGATATGTTTGACGCATACGTAGAAGAACTTGGCCTTGTATCTAAAGATGAATTGGATGCTGAAGAACGTAATAAACGCTCTATGGAAATGACTATGGGCGCAATTACGGAAGGCGTAGATAAATGGGGAGAGGACTTTGGAAGTATGGATGGAGAAAAATTTGTTTGGAATCCTGAAATATACGAAGGAGTTCGTGACCTTTTTAAATCTATGCGTTCGCCAGATGAGGGCATTACGCCTAATCAACTTTACATCCTTTATAATCACGATAAAATGATGCAAAGCGAGTATGAAAGGGGTCTTTCTGAAGGTGGCAATGGCAATAGAGCGCAAAGAGTAGCGAGAGCTTCTGGTTCTCACAATCGTTCTTCTAACGCTCCAGCGCAAGAACCATCTATACGACAAGAGGACGATGACCTTAGCGATATTGTATCGAAAGCAGTCCTTAAGTCTTGGAAGACTTTTAACAGTTAACAATTAATAGAACGGGAGCAATTCCATTATGGCTACGGGAGAATCGACCCTAAGTCGCACATATGGACCTTTGCTTACGATGACGTTGGACGAAATTCTTTCGTCTGGTGCCATTCAGGATAACGTCTATGAAATGGCTAAGACGCTATCTTGGTTTAAGTCTGGCAATCGTATCAAGGTTCTTCAAGGTGGTGAGCGCATTCGCATTCCAGTTATGACTGGAAAAAATAACACTTTTAAGTGGTATTATGGGCTTGATCCACTAAGCATAACTCCTTCTATTGGGCAGACTACGGCATGGTATACGTGGAAGCAGGGCGCAGTTGGCATTGCCATCGACGGTCTAACTTTGCGTCAAAACCAAGGTCCGGCTCAGATCAACGACATTATGCAAGAAAAGATTCGACAAGCTGAACTTTCCTTGGGTGATGGCGTTGCTACTGGTATTTTTAGCGATGGCACTGGTTCTGGCAGCAAGCAGCTTACGGGCTTAACTGCTGCTGTTGACCAGACTCCTGCTACAACCACGTATGCTTCGATTGATCCTGCTACAAACACTTCGTGGCGCAATCGTTCAGTGGCTAGCGTGGGGGCTGCTGCTTCTAATTTAGTTTCTAATATGCGTACTGTTTACAATAGTTGTTCTAAGGGTTCAGAAGGTGTTTCTTCTACGCCTGATTATATTGTAACAACTCAGACCGTACATGAAGCTTTGGAAGCCTTGATTTCGCCTCGCGTACGTTACGAACAGAATCCTTCTGGTGGTGCTGACGCTGGCATTGATACATTGAAGTTTAAGGGTGCAGAAGTTGTCTTTGATGACTATTGCACTAGCGGCACAATGTATATGCTAAACTCTGCCCATATTATGATGTTCATTCATGGCAAAGCTAATTTTGCTATGACTGATGAAGGCTTCCAGAAGCCCATCGACCAAGATGCCCTTGTTGCTCAAATATTGTTTCAGGGCAATTTGGCAGTCAACAACAGGCGCAAGCTTGGTGTTTTGGCTGGCATCTCTTAATAGGTAGGAGGTTGTCATGGCAGCACTAACTACGACTATTGATACTATTGCCCCTGTAGGCGAACACGTTGTTTTAACAGGTTCTTTTACGGGAGAACAGGACGATAGTCACATCGTATTAGTTCCAGAGACAGGGTATGTATACTCTTGCAGCATTTCCACTCCAGCAGAAGATGCGGCTACTCCACAGGTAGTGCTAAACACATCAACTGGTGGCACTTCGACCAATGGAAGTGTTCGGGTATCGACTACTGCTGACAGTGGAACGTATACTTTTACCGCACATGTCCTTGGAGCATTTTAGGAGAGGCTAAAAATGCAAATTCAACAGGTTAATCGCTCTGACGCTGAAAAGGTCTGGGTGAACATTACAAATGTTGATGGCAAGACGATCACTACGCATTATCCAGTGTATCTGATGACCAACAACAAGAACACTTCTTCGGTTGGATCAAACGAAGCTGCACAGGAAAGCAATTCTTGCTTGAATGGCGAAGGCAGTTTTATTGGTTTGTCGTATGAAGATATTCCAAACAATGATGTAGGTGCAGTTCAGGTTTATGGATACCATGAATCGGCTCTTATTTACCGCATCGTTGGTTCGGTAACGGTTATTCCCGGCCATCCTTTGGGTCCGGGCAATCAAGGCGCGTCTGTGGGTCTTGGCTCGACAGGCGCAACACAAGGACTACTTGGTCCAGTTGTAGCATTAGACACGGTTACTGCTACCCTGCACTCTTTGGGTGGCATTAACTATGCGGACCACGTTTTTCTACGTGCGCTGTAAATAAGTCCAAGTAAAACCCTCAAGGAGATTTTATGTTTAGTAAATTTAAATCGTGGTTTAAGCCCCACGATCCAATTGTTTCATCCAGAAGGTTGTATCGTTGCCAGTGCAATGCGTTGTTCTGGAGCGATTCACCTTCTGAGGTGAAACAAAAACACGTTGGACACAAGCATACTATGGCTATGAATGCCACCCTGTGGGAGTTTTTTAAAATGAAAATGGGGTGGATAAAATGAGACTAGTTATAGGTATGCCTTGGTATAACGGCCCAGACACAGCTTGCTTTGCACGATTTATGGACTTTATGACTTACTTGGGCGAATTGCGGCAAAGAACGATTATGTACAATGCCGTAGGTGAACAAATGCTAACCTACGATTTGCCCAAGCTGTCGCCTGATAGTCCAGAAGAGTTGGGCGCAGAGCCAACCAAAGAAGATTTGGACAATCTTGGAATTTTAGAGCTTGGACTTTTAGATTACACTCGTTGTTCGTTGCCGGGAAAAGCGAGAGAAATGATTATTGAATCGTCATTAGCATGGAACGCTGACTACTGCTTAATGTGGGATGACGATATGATGTTTGATCACAGCTTGTTTCTTAGATTGTGGCGACACCAAGTTCCTGTAGTAGCGGCATTAGCATTTACGGCTAGAGAACCATACAATCCTGTAATAATGACGATCAAAGAATCTGTAGATTCTACGTCTGGGAAACCAATGATGAGCAGTGAGTTTGTCTTAGACTATCCAAAAGACAAACTAATTACTAATGCTGACGTAGAAGGTTCGTTAGCATTTGGCACTGGCGTTTTTATGTGCGATATGAATGTATTTCGCCAAATGCCACAGCCTTGGTTTGAATCAACTGGAGCAGGAGAAGACTTTTTCTTTTGCACTAAGTGCCATCAATATGGCATTCAACGATACGTTGATACTTCAACAAAAACTCGCCACAAAAAATGGGGAGAAGACTGGATTAGCGAAGAATACTACGAGGCATTTAAAGAGTTAAATCCTCACGTATTTGAAAACTTAATAGATAATGGACTAAAGAAGGAGGCAATCGCATGACTAGCCCACTTCTTACAGTCTGTATTCCTACGTATCAAAATTACCAGCAGTTGCAATGGTGTCTTTATTCTCTTGTGGCAAATACAGAATACCCACTTAGCATAATGATCATTAACAATGATCCAAGCATAGAGTCGCAAGACAATATTTGCTCTTTAGTAAAATCTATTGAAGTAGACAACATTGAAGTTATTCAGCCGGGAAGCAATATGAAGTGGATGGGCGCAATTAATATTGGCCTATTCAAAACCAACACGCCTTATTTTTGCATGATGAATGATGACGTTGTGTTTCCACCAAAGTCTAATGAGTTTTGGCGCACATTAATTCGTCATTTCAATAGGCCAGAGGTAGGAGCAGTTGGTCCATGTTCAAATTTTGTTTCTGGCAACCAAAACTTGTTTAATATTAACCTTCCAGTTGAATTAGAAACAAGTTTACTTATTGGTTTTTGTATGGTTGTTCGCACAGAATTGCTTAAAAAAATTGGTGGCTTAGATGAATCGTTGCCGGGTGGCGATGATTTAGATTCGTCCATTAGAATGCAAGAGGAAGGTTTTGTTTTAATTGCAGACAGGTCTGCTTACTTGCATCACATAGGACAACAAACAGGACAAAGAGTTCATAAAAACTATTGGGATTCAAAACAACATCAAGAAGCCACCAACAATGCCATTATACGCAAGCATGGTGTTAAAAAATGGTATCGGTGTTTCCAGATGGGATGGCAACCTTATGGATCTGGCACTAAGCGTATTGACAGCGGACTACAGGAAGAAGAATGGTTAGATAGTCATCTTGAGTCTCTTGAAGGCAAGAAAGGGCTTAATTTGGGCTGTGGTCATAAAGGAGGTGCGTACGAGGCTATAGGTATTGATTGCGCTAAAACTGGCGAGAGGGGGGCTGGAGGACGCAAATACGAAGAAGCAGACCCAAACACTACTGCCGATGCTTCCGATTTGCCTGTTCAAAACAATAGTATTGACTACATAATGGCACCGCATCTTTTAGAGCATTTAGTTGATCCATATAAAGCTCTAACAGAGTGGAAACGAGTATTGCGTCCCTCTGGAACGCTGTTGTTAACCATGCCAAACCATGAGTATTTGCCTACAATGCTTATAGACTACACTCATGTCCATGCTTATACGCCAGATTCAGCCAGAGCCTTGTTGGAGTCGCAAGATTTTTGGGTAGAAGAATTAATTGAAAACATACACGGAACCATTGCACTTAAATGTCGAACATTAAAAACAAAAGAGGTGTTGTCGTGAGCGACTCAAGAATTTCTTTTGTTTATAATAGCGACATTCGCAATAACGGCACTGCTACTTTAGCTTTTAATTCAGTCAAACATCAATTAAATTGGGGTAATAAAGTAGACAGGTGGCGACCTGAAGGTAAGCTTCCTGAAAAAGAGTTGTATATTTATGTAGATGACGGCAGAGATGATTTAACTTGGGAATGTCCCGGTCCTTCTGCATATTGGGCAATAGACACTCATTTGGGGTATGATTACAGGCTGTGGAAAGCGCGGCAATTTGATAAAGTTTACTGCGCTCAAAAAGAAGGCGTAGTAAAAATGAAAAAAGATGGGATTAAAAATGTTTATTGGTTGCCATTAGCTTGCAATCCAATGGCACATCCTAATCTTTCTGAAATGATGGCGCACAAAAACAAAGACAATCATACTTGGGGAAAAGGCTTAGACAAACAATACGACTTGTCGTTTGTTGGTTTTCTTAATGAAGGAGATGGCACTAACGAATCTAATAATAGAATTGATTGGTTAGACTATGCTTTTAAGCACTTTCCAAATTCTTGGTTAGCGTGGCAGTGTTTTTTTGAAGACATGGCAGTGCGAATTATTAGAGGAAGATTAGGTTTTAATATTAGCATTCGCAATGATTTAAACATGCGATTTTTTGAAATCTTGTCTACTGGAACTTGTCTTCTTACTAATACAAACGTAGAAGGCATTGACGATCTTGGATTTGAAGATGGAACTCATTTTATAGGATACGAAACCAAAGAGGATCTTGTTAACAAGAGCCAATATTATTTGGATAATCCTATAGAGCGAGAAAAGATAGCTCAATCTGGGCATGAAAAAGTTAGATCAGGCCATACGTATCACAAACGGATGCAACGTATTTTAGATGATTTTAATGTGGCAGCATAAAGTTGGGGTGGGCTGATAAGTTTGGGCTTAACTCTTTCCTTGAGGGTCTTATTGGTCCACCTCTTTTTATAATTGCAGTATTTTAACGGAGATTATGATGGATTCATTTTGGAGCGTGACAAAATCAGGTACAGATTCAGGTGCTACTGCAACTAAAGCAGCAGAAGAAAACAGGTTTTACGTTGTTACTGCTGTGTCTGGACATGTAGATACTGACTCTATAATAACCGTAAAAGATGGAACGGCTATTGTATGGGAAAGCAAAATTGACGTTAGCGTAGAAGGAACATCATTCCATTTTTCTGGATTAAGTTTAGCATGTAGAATGGGCAACAAAGCAGAAGGTGCAATTGCATCTTCCAGTGCAGATTGCCAAATAACCATTAGCGGAAATTAAAGGAGCGTATCATGCTGAGTCCCTCATCTAAGCCCATTGTTAGCATTGACAATACGTTGACCAAAAAAATAGAGGAAGATGTTCGCGCTGGTCGTTCAAGCTTGGACGATGGCGTTGTCCTCCCTTTGTCAAAGTCAGATAAGTCAAAAATAGTTTATCGTAAATATGAAGCACAGTCTCCAGACTTGTCTGATACTTCCCATAAAGAGTGGGAAACTACTGTAGTTGCTCATCCTAAAGTAGCTATATTAGGAATGGAAGAGCGTTTGTTAGATGATGATGTTGTTGGCGTTTCTGAAGACGATGGATTAATTATGCACTTTGTTGGAACCGCTGAGTCTACTGTTGCTATTGACATGGCTAATGGCAGGGTTATTAAAGAAGAAGAAGCAGAAATGCTAGAAGAAACAATGGAGCTTCAACTTCCACGTTACACGGAGTGGTGTTTCAGGCTTGGATGGGTAAAATTAACCAATGGTCCAGAAGCAAGGCGTAAGCTTGCAGAAACGTATGAGCGGCAAAAGAACATGGAACAAGCTGAAATGTTCAGTTCTATGGAGCAATTTTTTGGGAAGCTAATGAATCGTTTAGATGAAACAGGCGTAGTTTCAAATGATCCATCAAAAGTTGCTATCAACAATGGCAACATGGTAGATGCTCAGTCTGTTATGCAAGAAATGTTAAAAAGCAATACGCCAGAGCAAATGAAGGCTTGGATTGATATGGATGCTCCAGATATTCCAGAGCCAATGACTGAAGCGGAATTAGCTGAAGAAAAAATAATGTTAGCGCAAGAAGAAAAGGCTATTAAAGAAATAGAATCAAAAGACTCTAAAGGCAGCATTAAATCTAAGAAAAAGTAATTGCCGAATGCCTACATTTAAAGACTTATATACTCATTTGAATTTAATCGCTTCTGAAGAAGATGGCGATGATTTTCAAATGATGGCAAAGCGCGAAATTAATTTTACATACAAAGAAATTCTCGCAGAAGGAGACAGTGATTTAGAAAGGCGAGAGTTTACTCTTACCACTGTTTCTGGTATTTCTAAGTATGGAATGCCTATATATGTATCTCAATTGTTAAATATTGAAGACGACACAAACGATAGGTCTATTCCTTTAAGGGGACCACACGAATTTGACCGTAATCGCGCTGGCCTTTCAGAGTCAGGTACTCCACTTACTGCGTATTGGTTTGGTGAGTATGGAGTGCAAAAACAACCAGTGACAACGGGAAAAATATCAGTAGTTTCATCGTCCACCTCTGATGTTTCTGGTGGTAATTTTAATATTATTGTTAACGGGATGTCTTCTGGCGTAGATACCAGAGAGTCAATTGAAATAAATGGAACAACTGAAGTTGAGTCTTCTAACAGTTTTGATGCAGGGTCTAATGGTATAGGCATACGAAGACTTGTTCTTTCTAATGCTAGTAGTGCTGAGTTCTCTGGATACGTAACAGTTAAAGATGTATCTGACAATACGTTAGCCGTAATTCCACCTTACTATGGCAAGTCGCCTTCTTATCAATGGTGGGAGTTTGATTACATTCCCGATACGGCAATGACGTATGTTATAAGATGTTTAGCTAAAAAACCACCGCTTATTAATGATGATGATTGGCCTGAAATACCAGAAGAGTATCACGATTTATTAGTGCTTGGTCCAGAATCAATTTTGTTGGCTGGAAAAGGCAAAGAGTCTGCGTCTGCAGCAGCGCGACAAAAATATTTGTTAAGAAAAGAAGCGTATTTAGGAAGAAAGCAACACAAAGGAGTGCGCTCAAGGCAATTTAAAAATGTGTCTAACAGATATATTTCTCGCGGTACGCATGAAAAAATTCCTAATGCGAGTAATACTTAATGGCTCAACCTCTTAGTAAAACTTCTTTAGAAAAAAGTCCTATTTATAGATTGCGAGGACTTAAAGATCGGTTGGTTTATCCGCATCCAGAGCTTTCTCCAGAAAATTGTATTGTTGTTTCTAATATTAACTTTTCAGAAAAGAACTTAGCTACGTCTAGAAATGGATACGAAAAATACAACACGACTATAATTCCATCATCTGAGCCAGTAATGGGGTTTACGGAAAACACTTTTGCAACACATGGAACAAAAAGATTGTTTTGCACTCCTGACAAAATATATACAGATGATGGAACTACTAGATCTGATATAACAGGCAGCGTTTCTTTGACAGGAAATGACAATGAGTATTTTACATTAGATTTTGTTCAAGACACTATAGTTGGCACTAACGGGAAAGACAATTGTTTTAAGTATACTGGCACAGGAAACGCTGCGGCTTTTACTTTTGCTTCAGACTCAACTTTGTTTACTGCAGCAGAACAGCTTGTAGAACATAGCAATGCTTTAGTTGTTTTGGTGCCAACAATTTCATCAAACAAAAAACTTACGCGCATCCTTTGGTCTGATGTAAACACAAAAGATTTTACAGGCGACATTTCCCGTTATCCATCAAATAATCGGTATGAAATTGGTGGAGAAAATAGTGCGCCTATAATTGGAGGAATAGATAATTGGGGAAAATTGTGGATAGCCAAAGCAGATGGAATTTACCCCGGCAGATTAGTATACAATTCTGGGCTTATTGAATATGTTCCAGATGAAGAAGTAGGAAATTTAAAAGGGTTTCATCCAGTATCTAAAACATCTATGGTTGCAAGACCTGAGTTTCTTTTTGGCATTGCCAGAGAAGGTGCGTATGTAGTAACTCCAGATGGAAAATTTTCTATTGTTACTAAAAACATAGATTTTCAAGATACGTTTAATATGGACCGTCTTCAGTATTCTGTTTCTTCTATTAGAGAAAAAGAACATCAAGTTCGTGTGTTAATGTCTTCGACTGGCAATACTACAGGGCATGATTTAATTTTATCATGGGATTGGGAGAACGGGGATATTTCTATAGACAAACACGAAACAACAAAAATAAATTATATTAGTCATTTTTTTGACAGTGGAATAGAATATGATCTATTGGGTGGTCACAGTAGTGGTTTTATGTACAAATCAAATACAGGCACAGACGATGACGGCACTGCTATTCAATGGGAAATAGAAACTGCCCCTAATGATTTAGGATTTCCCGGTGTAGAAAAAACTATACACAATGTAGTTTTGTTTTATAGAGATGTAGGGGATGGACCGCAGTCTATTACGCTGCAACTTATACGAGATGAAGGCATACGTGGTTCAAGAACAAAACTAATGGAGCTTGGAACTGATTTACAATACGATGAAGGGCATCAATACGACACTGCATTGCGTTATCCCGGTGGAGGCAATGACAGAAAAATGTGGGGATGCAACAGGACAGCGTTAACCGCTGGTTTTAGAATAACTGGATCTTCAACTGTAAGCTTGGTTGGCTATCAAATTTGGTATACCGTAGACGATACAACCGCTAACACGGCAGCATAAGGATACATATGGCTACTGTAACTGTTCCAACAACATCTACGCTTCCAGTTGCTGGCGGCGACATTATTGCCGCACCTCTTAATGGATGGATAACCAATCTACGCACTTTCGTAGAAGGCAATAATATTGATGAAAACAACGTAGACTATACCAACTCTGATGGTATAGTAGTTATGGGACAAGCTCAAACAATAACGGGCTTAAAAACCTTTGAAAATACATCTGCTGCTGCAGGGGGAGTGCGAACTGCTGCTGTTTTTTCTATTGACCCTGCTTCTGGAACTGCAACTGATGGAGATGGAGTAGAGCTTTTATTTAATGCAGATGACGATGAGGGAAACGTAGCAACAATCGGTGAATTAGAAGTAATTATGACCGACACCGATAATGGAGATGAAGATTCAGAAATAAAACTCAAAGCTTTAATTGCAGGGTCTGTTGCTGAGTTTATGGTAGCAGGAACTCCAGCAGATGGAGCAGGTAGAGTTGTGTTTAACGATGGATCTGCTGATATAGACTTTCGTATAGAAACAAATAATATTGCAAATGGATTTGTTGCAGATGCTGGATTAGACACTTTTGCTTTTGGTGCTGCTGGAGCAGATGATAAGTTTGTTACAATAAGTCCTCCTGCTGCTTCTCATACTGCAACCAACGACACCTACGCCTTACATGTAGCCGCAGGTGGGGCGCAAACAATTCCTTCTGGAACTACTGCTCTGGTTGCTAGCGTTGCTATTGAAGAACCTAATATTACAGCAACGGGAACCGTAACTAATGCGGCAACTCTTTACATAAAAAATGCGCCAACAGAAGGTGGAAGCAATTATGCTTTATGGGTTGATGATGGTGTTGCCAAGTTTGATTCTACTGTTACCATAGCAGATGGATCGTTAACTTTAGGGTCTACAGCTTTAACTGCTACAGCCGCTGAACTTAACGTATTAGACGGTGTTACTGCTGGCACAGTAGCGGCTAGCAAAGGTGTTGTAGTAGATGCGAGTAAAGACATTGGTTCTTTTAGAAACATTACTTTAACAGGCGAATTAGATGCGGCAACGCTTGACATTTCAGGCGATGCAGATATTGATGGAACATTAGAAGCAGACGCAATTACTTTAGATGGAACAGCTTTGGGTTCATTGTATTCTCCCATAGCAGGAAGTTCTTCTATAACCACTGTTGGAACTATAGGAACAGGGACATGGCAGGGAACCGCAATTGCTTCTGCATATCTTGATTCTGACACAGCACACCTTACTGGTACTCAAACTTTTACTGGAGCTAAGACGTTTACTAACACAGTCACAGTGGGTGCTAATGATGCAGGTCACGATGTAATACTATACGGTGACACTGCATCTGCAAATATGACATGGGATACTTCAGCAGACGACTTGATTCTTAATGGCAGTGCAGGTCTTATTGTTCCTGATGGACAACTGACATTGGGGTCTACTGCCGTATCTTCTACTGCAGCAGAAATTAACCTTTTAGATGCTCTTAGTCGTGGTTCTATTCTTTACGGCAACGCTAGTGGTGCTACTGCTGTTTTAACAAAAGGTGGGGCTAATACGGTCCTTACGTCTGACGGCACAGATATTAGTTGGGCTGCGGCAGCTAGTAGCGGCGACTTCAGCGGTCCTGCCAGTAGCACTGATAATGCTATTGTGCGATACAACGGCACAGGCGGCAAAACAGCGCAAAACAGCGGCGTCACGATAGACGACTCTAATAACGCCACGGGGTTTGCTAATCTCACACTTTCAGGAGAACTTGACGCCGCCACAGGCGACTTCAGCGGCGATGTAGACATCGACGGCACACTTGAAACTGATGCTTTAACAATCGGTGGCACAACATTGTTGGCTAACGACGCTGACAATCGCATAGCAACTGCAACGGGCAGCGGTACGCTTAATGGTGAAGCAAATCTTACTTTTTCAGAATCCTCTGGAGATGTTGGATTAGGGATTGGTGGTGGTGATCCGCACACATACAGCACGTCAGATGCAATTGTGTTGATCGGATCAACGGCACACAATAACACTGA